ACATAAAAAAAGGAGCCTAATGGCTCCTTTTTGTTTTATAGGTCTAGTACGTCACAGAATTCCATAGAACTGAAACTATCTTCTTTCACTACTCGTAAGATTGAGCTTGCACGGCTTACCAATTCCTCACGGTGAGATACTACGAAAATATTTTTTCCACGGACTGCACTCAAATCTTGAAGCATATGCCATGAACATTCAATACCACCAGTATCAAGGCCGTTATCTAGTAACTCATCAACTAATAGTACGTTAATGCTTTGATATAGAGACTCGTATGTATCACGGAATGCTAGATTCAATGCAATGATTACACGAGTTCTTTCACCACGAGACAACTGTTTGAAGTCATACGACTGTCCGTTTAGCTCAATGTCTACACTTAGGTCATTTAAGAATTCAACTGTGTGCTGTGAACCTGATTTCTCGATCCAGTATTGCAATCTTGAATTCAAGAATGAAATATTCTGCTCGATGATTCGACGGCGTACAAATGAATCTTTGTTCATTAGTAGTTTAGTCAAATAGTCCTGATGGTCAGCTAGTTTAACTAGTTTGTTGTATTCATCATAATCCACATGCTGAATTGAGTTCGTTTTTAATGTCTCAATCTGCTCAAAGAATGGATTTTGTGATGATTGTTCACGCTCTAAAGAGGAAACCAAAGAATTGAAAGCATGTTGCAAACCACGAACTTCTTCGGTGCTAAATGTTTCCGTGTATTCTTTTTCTTCAGTACTTTCTAACTCTGCAAATGCAGACATTAGTTCTTCATCATAGATATTAATATCTTCTTCAGTACTTTTCTTCTTTAGTTCTTCTAATTTGTGCTCATGAAGCTTTGCTTCTGATAATGTACGATAGAATGTCACTGGTTTAGCAGGCATCTCAAAGACTTCCAAACGAGAAACTTCAAATTGTAGAGTTTGTAGCTCTCCATTTAGTGTTTCAATCGCAGAGGTAATCTTTTGTACTTCGTCTTCAGCTTTCTGCTTCATCTCGGAATGATTATCATCATGTTCTAATGAATGTTTACACAATGGACACTTACTTTCAGCAATTTCAGCTAGTTTCTGTTGTTCATTCTGCAAATAACCTTCCTGATGAGCAATTCGGTCTGTAACAGTTTTAATTTGTTGCTCTTTGAACCGTTTAGTGTTCAATGCTTCTTTCAGTATTTGCTCTAGTGCAACCCAATTAGCTAATTCTTCATGTAATGCTAGTTCAGATGCAATATCAAACTCGGAAAGCTTGTTAATACTATTAAGTACTTCCACTTTCTTTAGTTGTAGTGTATTAGAATAGTCTTCATGCTTAACTGCAAGTTGTGCTACACGATTTTCAAGATTGGTACGGTGTGTATTGTGCTTAATTGCTTCTTCCATCAATACAGCTTGTGCAAATAATGTATCAAAGTCGATTTCCTCATAGTCACTTAAGCTTTGAATAAGTTCTTCGATAGTTTTAGCTTTCTTCTGTTCGAATTCATTTGCTCGCGTCTGTAGAGATTCTATACTTTGTACAATACGCTTGTTCGATTCAGTAATAGTTTCAATTTTGAACTTTTCCTGATCTGCAAGACGCTTGGTTTCCCTGTACATATCTTTAAGTAAGGTTGCTTTCTCGGTAAGTTGAGTAATACCAAGTAGTTCTTCAATCATTTCACGTTGTTTCTGTTGTGAAAGTGCTAAGAATGGTTCTACGTTAGCATTAAGTACTACGATATGTTCAAATAGTAACTGTGAAATACCTAAAATCTCATTCAAGTCTTCTTGGGTGTCTTTCTTTTCCCCACGCGATTCATCTGCGACAGGTTTCCCATCTTCTAGTGTTAAGAAATTGAAAAACGTGGGAGATCTCCCACGTTCAATTCTGTATTCAACACCATCTTTCTCGAAATCAATAATAACTTCACAATTCTTACCGTTAATCTTGTTTACTAGGTTAGGAATTTTAATATCATTACTAACACTCTTACCATACAACCCATAAACAATACCTTGAATGATTGCAGACTTGCCTACACCATTCCTACGCCCTGCTGCATCATCACCTACTGATGCATCGTTGTTCTGACCAAGTACTAACGCGAGGTCAGTACTATCTAGGTCTAAAACTTGGGGTGCATTACCAAAAGAAAAGAAATTACGCATTGAAATGCGTTTAATAGATAGCATCCTGCCTCCAATTATAGTGATAGATAAAGTTGAATCAAAAGTTCGTTGTCGATTACGTTGGATTTATTCTCTTTTATTTGAGCAATAACGATTTCATCAACAGTTTCAGTACCTGCTGAGAAATCTTCACCAGTAAAGTTATTCTCTACTACTTTCTTGCCTGGAATAATGTTGAATTCACGAATCTTGTACAAATTAGTAAAAGTTTCACGTATAAAACCAATTTCATCCATTGTAACCGGAATATCAATCTGAACTTTAGCTATTACGTTGTCTTCAAGGTAATAAGTTGGTTCAGATAGTAATTCTGATAAAGTAAATGTTCTGTAACGTGGAGCACCAGGCCACATTTTGAATTCTGGCTCATCACCGTGCTTTAGGAACATAATTCCTCGTGCATCATCCCAAGTATCTGAGAAGTTATGAGGAAAACAGTTTCCTGTGTACAGAATTTTAGTACCTTTTGATGTTACTTTAGCTTGTCGTTTGTGGAAATGTCCACTAAAGACATATTCACATCCATTAAACGATTCTTCAGTCTCTTTACCATGATCTGGCATCTCAACCATCTTGTTAAGAAGGTAACCAGGTAGTTCTAAGTGTCCAAAAACGTACTTAGCACGTAGAGAAGGAAGTTGTTTGTATTCATCATCAATTAAGAACGGAATAAACGCACAATCATCGATGGTTTCAATGTTATTGATAAAATGAATCTTATCAAATACACGAGCCATATTGATACTCGTTACATCACGCTTGTTCTTATGATACATATCGTGGTTACCTACTAGAAAGTAGGTAATGTCGAATGAATCATTTAGTAATTGCATGATTTGAAGACCGAAGTCTAATGTATGGATGTTGATATTACTACGATTGTGGAAGAAATCACCCATAAAAATGCAGGTTCTGATATTTCTTTCATTTGCTTCACTGATCATGAACTTAACAAATTCAAAACAATCAGTATTGTGTTCTCTGCTATTATTCTTTAAGCCTAAGTGAATGTCTGTAAAGATAATCGCATTATCAAATAGTGCCATTTTTCTTCCTTTCTAGCATCTTCATTTCAATTTCGATTTGACGTGTATGACTTGGATTAAACCCATGTAATTCAAGTAAATCATCACGAATGTTACGAACGTTCTTTTCAGAATTAAGTACTGAACGGAATGCGTTGTTAACGAATGAAGTATAATATGCAAAAGGATTAAGCTGCACAGCAGGTTTGACTTTTTTGTATAAAATGCTTTCTGTAAAGAGTAGTGCGTTCTTAACTAGCTGAATTCTCGCATCACCCATCATCTCATCTAAGTACGTATAATTACGGTAGTTAGGTTTATGAGATATTTCTTCTGCCAACTTAATAAACATCTTACCAAGTTCATTTGTCTGTCGCCCATGAGTTAGAGAAAACTCACCATCTTCAAGGTCGCCTTTCCAATGTGATCTTGCAACTTCATAAAGAACCCCTGCATCATCAACAATGTAATGCTTAAATGGTTCGAAGTTTGTACGTACTTTCTTATCATCGGGGTTGTTTTCAATGAAAGGAATATGTTCATTACAAATGACTCGGATAACAACCTCATCAATTGGAACATCTGTAAGTAGTAAATTGTGTTCTTCAGCGTACTCTTTTGTTTTCTTGGCAGTGAAAGCATGTTCAGCACGTATTTTATCAAGTGTACTATTGTTCAAACGCTTGATACGTTCTGCTTTAGCCACTTCAAGTAATTCTTCAGTAATTTCGGACTCGTCGAAGACGATGTAATCATACATATTGTAAGCATCGTCTAGAACCCAACAATATGACATTTTACTGATGTGAATTTCTCTTAGCAAATCCGCATTGTTTAGATACTTTTTGCGTTTTGGTCTAGTTGCCATTCAAAATCTCCATGTTTTTATATAAAACGATCCTTGTTTTACCTCTCTATTATACCACATATTTTATTATCGTTTCATAATATAAATACTTGATATTATTTCCTCGGAGAATGTTTATGATAGATCGCAGAATAAGACTAAGACCTAGAGATGGTGCAGCCAACTATGTATATGGAGACATATCTAATGCTGGTCAAAAGCAATCATCTATTCTGTCTTTTTTACGTGTTACGAATGGTATGGTATGGAACTATACACCTATCATATCTGAACAACGTACAGTTAACTATGAAATGGATCAACCAGTTCATACAAATAGTGGTTACAACAACTACAAAAATACATCTAACACAGTACTAACAGTTCAAGGCTCATTTTATAGCAACACTGCTATGGAAGCTATGTATACATTAGCTTGTATGCACTTTATACGCTCAATGACCTTGATGGATTTTGGTAGAACAGCAGCCATATCACAAAACCCTGATTTCGCAGTTGTCGGTGCTCCACCACCAATCCTATTACTAAGTGGATACGGACGATACATTTATAATGATATTCCCGTAATTATTAAATCATATTCTTTCAGTTACCCTGATGATGTTTCATATATTCAAGTTCCCGTTGATACTTCAATGGATGGCTATGATTATAGTGACTCAGCAACACGTGCTTACTTTGAGAATTTACGTAATGTCGGTACTGTAAACCCACAAAATGAAGTTTGGGTTCCACAAAAGATGACAATCACATTACAGCTAGAACAACAACCAACACCAGCTTTCATGACTAATAAGTTTAATTTGAATTCATTTAAACGTGGTGAAATGCTTCGCAAAGGAGGATTCATTTAATGGGTGTTCAATACAGTTTATATTCACCTTATGCTAAGGTGAAACAGACGTGGTATCTTAATTACAATTTACCACAAGTAATACTTCCAGCAGATTCTGATAGAGAATATCAGATTCCTGCTCAATATGACGAACAACCTTGGCGTCTAGCAAAGGATTTGTACGGTAATGAACGTTTGTATTACATTTTTGCATTACTAAATTCTAATGTACTAGTAGATCCAATTTATGATTTTAAAGCTGGAACGGTTATTCAAATTCCAACACTACAACGCGTACAAGTTTGGTTAAATGGCTCGCGTAATGTCAAATAAGGATTAACAACATGGCGTCAATTCAAGATATTATTAATAAGGCGAAAACTGGTTCTGCTAGTTTGCCAGATGTGAATCTAGAAGGTGTATCTTCTCAGGTTGACAAACAAATAGATGATAGCATTTCATCTTTAACAAAATCTGCTAACAATATTAAAACCAGTACACAGAATGCAGCTAACGCTTCAGTCAATTCATTGAAACAAGGAGTTGAGAAAGCATCAAATACAGTAAAAGGTATGATACCTGGTACTGCTAATGGTTATGTTGCTCGTATTACAAGTGAAAAGGCTAAATCTTATAATGCCGCCGATGGTACGTTTTCCAATTTGGACTTAAACAGCTTAGTACTTCCATACGATAACCCACTACTTGCATATGATAATTTCACTTGGTTATTTTCATTATACACAATGGCACCAAATGAATATGAATTCTTTTTGGATAATTCCAATGCGGAAGTATCAAAATACATTATCGCACAGAGTGGAGTTACAGGTAAGTACAGTATTAACAGTGTTAAAATGACCGTGGCTGGTCCAGCAACACCTGGACTTACATCTAACTTCACCCTAAACAATATCACTATGGAAGTTCAGGAAAATGGCGGAATGAGTTTGTATGATGACTTGGTAGTTCTTTCAAATGAACTTGGTTACAAGAAATTCATGGATGTTCCAGTTGTTCTTGAACTTAATTTTGTTGGTTATGATCCAGATACTGGTGAACCTAGAACAATTACGTCTCTTAACCGTAAATGGGGAGTTCGTATTAATACCATTCAAGGTTCTGCGTCAGCATCAGGTGGTACGATGAATTATACCTTCCAGATGGCAGGAACACGTGGTGGTATCATGGAAAACCGTGATTGGACTTTGATGGAACCTTATACATGTACAACTGGTAACTTTGGTCAATTCGTACAACAATTAGAAGACCATATGAATAAGGTTGCAACTGACCAATACGGTTATTTGCGTTATCGTTATGGTGCATTTGCTAATAATGAATTCTTCAAGTTGATTTGTCCAAGCGAACTATCAACCATGACCATTAACTATGATGTTAAGCAAAGTCCAGAAGTAAACCAAACATCTTCAGGTGCAAGTGCTGCTAAACAGTTTACTTGGGGTGCAGATGTTCCGGTATCACGTGTTATCGATGATGTATTGGACTGTTGTATGCCATTACATGAAAGTACTGATAAACGTCGCCAGTTCGTTAACATTATTCCAGTTTCTAAGTACGTTGGTTATGATCCAGTGCGTGATACCTCAGCATATAAAAACTTTTTCTATATTCTAAAATATAAAATTGGTGATGTAACATCAAAGGACGATTTGGATTCAGAAGTTTTCAACATGGACTACTTCTACGAAAACGCAGATAAGATTATTGATGAAAACGACCCTAATAAAAAGCCTAAGATTAACGCAAAGCGTTATGATTATCAGTTCAGTGGTTTGAATAATGAAATAATCAACTTGGACTTGAAATATGACCAAGGATTCAACTTAGCAGTTGTTCGTAATCCACAATCTCAGATTGATAAGTCAAACAGTTCAGGTACGCACACTGCTGAAACTTTAGAGCTTGCTGGGCAAGAATTCAGTACTACAGATACTAAAGGTTTATGGGCTAAATCACAAAGTTTAATTCGTGAACAAGAAAATGGTAAACAGCTTTCGGACGAAGAAAAACAATTCATTCGTGATGCACAGGGTGTGGCTCAAACAAACGTGATGCCAACAGAAGGTGAAACTGACCAGAGTAATTACAACTTGTCAGTCGCTGCTGCCTTACCAAAGTACATTGAAGATTTTAGAAATGACTTTGACCTTTCAACTGAAGGTACAAATGGTATTGGTGCTCCTAGAGTAAACTCAATCCCAACTGAACCAACTAACACTAAAATAACAAACTCTGGTACGAAAGGTGATAACAGTTCTGATGATGAATTAGAACGTAGATTAGTTCGAGACAACTACTACAACCGTTCATTCCTAGCAAAATTGGACATGAAAGTAATTGGTGATCCATTCTGGCTAGGATGGGGTGATTATTCATATATGCAGTACTTACAACGTGCAGTTGAAGGTAAGGATATTGAACAAACACCTGAAGATATTCACTTCGCAAACTATCTAACTACAGAAACGTATTTGCTTCTTAATTTGAAGCCTATTGTAGCAATCAGTGATGATACTGGTATTTTACAAATCAACCAATCATCAGTATTTGCTCAAACGTTCTATCGTGTGAATAAAGTAGTCAGTGAATTCAACAGCAACGGTACTTTCACTCAACAAATCACTGGTGGTGTTGTAATTCGTTCACTACGAAGAAAAGACCAGTACAACCAAGTTACTGAAACACCTGAGTCAATTAAAACTAACGGGAAATCACAATAATGGCTGATTCAAATGTAAGCAAAAGTCAGGCTTTTGCTAATAACCAAAAGGCACGTTTTAATCCACAATTCGTGCAACTTGCAACTGTTATGGACAACCGTGATCCACAAAAAACCGGTAAACTAAAAGTATGGGTTCAGAACTCACAAAGTGGCGATGACTCTAAAGGTTCATGGCTAACCGCCTCATACCTTTCTCCTTTCGCTGGAAGAACACCAGGTGTTCCAGGTGCCGCAAGTTATCAACAATTCCCTAAAGGCTATGGCTTTTGGGGAGTTCCACCCGATGTAGGGGTAACTGTCGCAATCTTCTTTGCAAACGGGAACATTCACGAATGTTATTGGTTCGCATGTGGTTTTGATGACCGCATGAATACCATGATTCCAGGAAGTGCTACACAGAAACTTCCAAGTAGTGGATATGATATGCCAGTACCAGTTACTGACTATGACCGTAACACAATTCAAACTCAGCTAGACGAGAAGTACGTTAACGTACCGTTAGTAGCAGGTTTAACAAAACAAAACCTTTTGTACGATGAGCAGAAAGGTGTACCGAACCGTAGTAGTACTCGTCAAACTACCAGTACAGTTTATGGTTTGGCTTCTCCACGTGGAAATAACTTTATCATCGATGATGGATATACTGATGCTGAATTAACTGCACCAAATTGGGATGATGATCCAGATGGTTATCAGAACACACAAGTTAATAACCCAGCAAACGATACTACAGTAGGTTTACGTAAGAATGAAGGTATTGTCCTTCGTACCAGAAGTGGTGCACAATTCTTACTTTCCGAAAGTGATGGTAATGTTTTCATTATTAACCGCGATGGTACTGCAAGGATTGAAATGACCGCTGATGGTCAAATTACTGCACACTCTGATAAAAGTATTACAATCAGAACAGAAGAAGATTTCAACCTATCTGTTAAACAGGATATGAATATTGAAATCGGTCGCAATCTTAATGTTCACGCACAAGGCGACACAAAATTAAACCTAGTAGGTAAATTAGACGCACTAATTGGAAACCAAGTTGTTATTAATACAGGTGCTGATTTACGTTTGGTAGCTGCATCAAGTATTCGTGTACAATCCGGTAGTAGTACTAACATTACTTCTGGTGAGAACACTGCAATTAAAACCGGAACAACTTTAGATGTAACTGCACCAGATTCTATTAATCTTAGTGGTGGTGGTACAAACTTCAATATCGCCGGAGTTGTGGAAAGTAGTTCACAAATTAATGCACCTGACTTTGTAACACCTAATGTTGGTCTAACAAGTCACATTCACTTACACGCTGCATTTGCAAGTCCTACCAATCACAGTAATGAGATGGCAGCACCAATTCAAGGCGGCACGAGCGGTAATTCGAAAGCGGCGGCGGCTCCACAGCCAGCCAATGATGTTGCACCAGAAACACCAAAAGCTGAAGCACAGAATTCAGTACAGCACATTAACAGTACTTCAGAAGTAAGTCAAGTTCTTACTCAAGATTTAGTAGTTACTGATGGATCTGACGGTTCTAGTACATACACTACTACATATGAAAGTTTGCAGTTATTCATGCCTTGTACTGGAACAATTCGACAATTCGGATTTTGGGGTAAAGGTGTTCCAACAGAATCGGGTTCTACCACAAATAGAAATGGATGGATTATCCAATGTAAAGGTGATGTTGTTGCACCTGAAGGTGGATTAGTTACAAAAATGGGAAATGGTGGTGTTATAATTACACACCCAATTGGATACAAGTCGGTGTTTTATGATATTGCTGTTAGTGTTAATAATAAAGATACTGTCACGAAAGGGCAGAAAATAGGAACATCGAACGGAGTATTCAGTTACGAAATTCGTTTAGTTTCCGCAAACATTTATGGATTCTCAGGAACAGTTGATCCTGGATTATTCTTCAAGACTGTTACCGGAAAAGGTAGCGATTGTGCAAATAAGAGTTTAACTGCTGGTAAAGCATCTAATCCGAACGCTACTGCATCTACTGGTTATTCACCAGATAGTACTGACTTGGTAGTAATTACTACGGTAAACAGTATTGGTTCAACTTATGCACAGCGTGGTTCTTTACACGTTCCTCAACGAACTACTAAGAAAAAATCTGGTGGTGGTGGTAGTTCATCTGCACCTGCCGAAGATTTATCTAATTTAGATAAAACTGCTATCGATTGGAAAATTGTTCCAAGTGATGGAAAGTTGATGGAAGAAGTGAAAGAGTTCGAAGGTACAATTCAGTATCAGACAGCCGTTGGGTATTACCGTAATGGTAAATTCTGGATTTATAAAGACAGTCTAGGTTATCCGACAATTGGTTACGGTCACTTAATTACCGCTAGTGATAACTTTGCTGGTGGTATTAATGAGGTACAAGCTGATGAATTACTAATGAAAGACTTAGTAAGAACAGTCAATGATGCTAAAGGAATTTATGCACAATATAAGATGAAAACTCCATATATTGTACAGATAGTACTAACTGAAATGGTATTCCAGATGGGTAAAGGTGGTGTTCTTAAATTCAAGAATACACTTCAAGCTATGGCAAATGGTGATTATAAAGCTGCTGCTGCTGGTATTAGAAATTCTGCATGGTACAGACAAACAACTCGTAGGGCAGAAGTTATGGCACGTAGATTAGAGGCTGCTCAATAAATACCTATACTGATTATTTTCAGGAGGTAATTATATGAGTAATTGGGTTTTAACTAGTCAAGATGCTAAGCTATTAAATGACATTAAACTGTTCGAAGGTACTATTGCATATCAAACTAAGGTTGGATATTTCAAGAATGGAAAGTTTAATGTTTACAAAGATAGTTTAGGTTATCCGACAATTGGTTACGGTCACCTAGTACTTTCAAACGAAAACTTTGCACAAGGTTTAACTGAAAGTCAAGCTAATGACCTGCTAGCTAAAGATTTAGCTGCAAAAGTTTCAGACGCAAAATCGATTTATGAACAATATGGTATGAAAGGTAATATTGAATTACAGAAAGTTTTAACTCAAATGGTATTCCAGATGGGTAAAGGCAAAGTTCTACAATTCAAGAATACATTATCCTGTATGGCTCGTGGTGATTACAAAGGTGCTGCATCTGGAATGCGTAATTCTGCTTGGTATAAACAAGCAACTTCACGTGCTGAATCTTTAGCACGTATTGTTGAATCGCTATAAGGGAAAAATAATGGCAATTATATTCAAAGGATTTTCTTCTCCTATTGTGGGAAGGACAAAAGTACTATACGACGTTGATTTAGTTAAACAGGATTTAATTAATCATTTTAATACTCGTAAGGGTGAAAGAGTGATGGATGTGGATTATGGTTTTATCGGATGGGATTTACTATTCGAATTAGATAGACCTGGTAATGCACAATTACTGGAAGCAGATTGCAGAAATATAGTGTCGCAAGATCCTAGATTACAGTTGCTATCTATTACAGTTTCCAGCGTTGAATACGGTTACCAAATCAGCTTAGTACTTAACTATGTACAGTTAGAGACGGTAGAGGAATTATCGTTGGTGTTCGATAATCGTTCACAACAACGTATGGCATTTGTTAATGCCGCATAAGTCAAAGGCATCTTTCGAGATGCCTTTTCTTTTGGATAAATATTTCTATATTATTATATGAGGTGTATAAAAACATGGCACAACAAAAAAGACAATCTAATTTGTATGCTGCTGAAGATTGGACGCAAGTTTATGAAAGCTTTGCACAAATAAATCTTCAAGCTTATGATTTCGATACCATCCGTGAAAGTATGATTAACTATTTGCGTTTGACATATCCTGATTCATTCAATGACTGGATTGAAAACGATGAGTTCATTTTTATTCTAGATACAATTGCATTAATTGGTCAGAACTTAGCGTTCCGTATGGATATGAACAGTAGAGAAAACTTTCTGGATACTGCCGAACGTCGAGCTTCAGTACTTAAATTAGCAAAAATGATCTCTTATGCACCAAAACGTGCATATCCTGGACGTGGACTTGCGAAAGTAATGACCGTTAAAACAAACCAGGACATTAAGAACAGTTTCGGTTCTTCATTACGTAACCAAATTATTCGCTGGAATGACCCAAGCGATCCTAACTGGTATGAAAACTTCATTCTTGTAATGAACAGTGCTTTTGTGGATACGAACCAGTTTGGTGATCCAATTAAAAAAGTTATCGCCAATGGCGTAACTAATCAACTATACCAAATGAACACTATTCCAATGTCTGCTCCAAATATTCCATTCACTGCGAATATTAATGGTGAATCAATGACATTCGAAGTAGTCAACCCTGATATTACCAGTACAGGTACAGCACAAGAGCGTCATCCACAGCCACAAGAACAAAAACATATCATCTATCGTAACGATGGTAATGGATTCGAGTCTCCATATACTGGATTCTTTGTTTATTTCAAACAAGGTAACTTGTCATTCACTGATTATGACTATGAACAACGTATCGAAAACAGAACTCAAGATTTAGATACCAATAATATCAATGAAATTGACGTTTGGGTACAGGAAATTACCGAAGACGGTTTAGTACGTACTAAATGGACTCGTGTGCCAGCAATTGAATCAATTTCATATAACTCAGTAGACCGTAAACAGAAAAGTATCTTCTCTGTAACTACTCGTGATAATGACCAGATTACAATTAAGTTTCCTGACGCAAGAAGTGGTCAAGTTCCACGTGGATCTTATCGTTTCTGGTATCGTGTATCAAATGGTGAGACTTATACGATTAAAACTACTGATATTCAGAACAAACCTGTACAATATACTTACAGAACTAATACTCAGTCAGAATACGAAAGCAGTACTCTAGATATGCAGTTCAGTTTGCAATTCCAGTCATCATTAGCACAATCTAAAGAGACAATGGAGCAAATTAAAGAACGTGCACCACAACTGTACTACACACAGAACCGTTTTGTTAACGGAGAAGATTATAATATTGCACCTTTGATGTTGGGTAACACTGTTTTAAAGGCTAAGGCAATTAATAGGATTTATTCTGGTCAATCACGCTTTATTGACATTAACGACCCGACCGGAAAGTACCAAAACACTGATGTATTCACCGATGATGGGGCAATTTACCGCGATGAAGTAAATGCAAGCAATTCGCTTCTACTTCCAAGTACAAAATCGAATGCAGCAATCGTTGTTGACGAAATTCAACCATTAATTTCGGATAATGCAGTAATTCAGCTTTATCAGGACTTCGAAGCTAACACAGTAAAGGTTTCTACTAATCAACAATGGAGTCCAGAGTTTAATTCGAACTATACTTCTAACACTTATGGACGTTTAATGTCTGCTAATGCTAATGTGGTATATGATATTGGTACAATTATCAATTTCCCAACCGCTTCCGGTACAGATGTATGGACTTCAGTAGTAGACGTGGTTGGTGATGATTATATGGTTCTATCTGTACCAATTACAGCTAAGCAGCTATGTACTGAATACATCAAACCATTCCGTGTTAAATTCTCAAACGTAGAAGTGCAGACTATTGCAGCTATGTTAGATAAAAAGACCGATTTCGTCATGATTTATGTTCCTAACACATTATCATGGGTTCCAATTCAAGGTACATACACTGGAAGTACAGTTCAGTATGAGAATTCTGCCTATCCAATTCTAATCAGCATCTCGTATACGGCTGAATCATGGGAATTCGTTTCCAATGGTGTAAATTACGTATTCGTTGGTGGAGATAAGGTACGATTCTACTTTGTTAGTACAGAAAATATCACTGATATTAGTACCGGTACAGTTCAATCGGATAAAATTGAGGTACTGTCTAATAACACCAACTTCTCGAACAACAATGGTTACTCAACTGATGAATCTTTCCAGATTATAAAAACGGTTAATCAGGAAAATGGATATATTGATGGTTCTCGTGTAATTGTGACCAGTTCACAGCGTGATAGTAATGGTATTCCACTAAATCCAAACCAGTTCAGAACGGTAGTTCCTTCATTAACAGGTGAAGAAAAGACTAAGTACGAGCAGTGGTTAGTTTTTCAAGAAAACTCGGACTTTACTATTGATTTAGTTGATCCAACTGGTGGAAATTTTACTTTATTGGATTCAACTTGGAACTATACACTAGCTCAAGTTAATGCTGAGACTGTTGCATACCGTAAAGCTGCACTATTACGTAATGTTGAGATGCGAAGTACGAGTATTACTAATCTTTATAATCGTGGCTCCGGCTTTGTTATTGGATTTGAGTATAATGGAACTGATTATTTCGTAAAACAGACTGTTGGAAATAATAATGACCGTTTAAACAACTTCCTATCTAATATGACTCTTTCGACTGACGGTAATCCATTGACACCTGAACAGGCGTTTGTCCGTGCAATTGAAAATATGAGCGTTGAAACAGCATCTGAAGCAACTAAACTTGATTATTATGGTTATATTAACGTAAGTACTGACTATTTCATCAAGAAAGATGCTCGTGTAGGAATTAATTATCATTGGAAGCACTATGCACCTGATGATAACCGCATCGACCCAAGTAAAACCAACTTGATTGATATGTATGTTCTAACGAACTCATATAAGACAGCAGTTGATATTTGGTTGAAGCAGAATGATGGTTCAGAATTCCCTAAACCACCTACAAGTTCAGAGCTAAATGAAATGTTTACTGAAGTTAACAACAAGATTGTTATCAGTGACAGTACAATTTGGCACAGTGCAACGTACTTGAAACTATTTGGTGATTCTGCTGACGCAGATTATCGTGCGGATTTCAAAGTTATTAAACTACCCAACTCAACTTTGAGTGATGATGAGATTCGTCAGAAGGTAATTTCACTAACTAATGACTTCTTCAGTGTAGATAATTGGGATTTCGGTGAAAGCTTCTATTATACAGAACTAGCAACGTACATTCACATTAATTTGAGTACTGAAATAGCTTCAGTGGTTATCGTTCCACAAAACACAAACTCTAAGTTTGGTGAGTTATTCGAGATTCCATGTGAATCGAATCAGTTATTCGTGAGTACCGCAACCGTTGATAATGTTATCATCGTTAACTCTCTAGCGAAAAGTAATATTAACATCGGACGTTAATACTAAGGGCATCTTTGTGATGCCCTTTCTACTTCTATAAATAAAACAAATGAGAGAAAGAATTTTTTATTGGAGAATATAATGGCGAACGGATTTAAATTTCAGCCTTCAAAAGTGTCAGAAGCTGTTAATCAGAAGTTGTTCATAAAGAGATTACCAGAGTGGATGCAAAGTCTAGAACAGATTCAAATGTTCAGTAATGACATTATCCAGCAATGGTTTAATCCAGCAGATGAAGAAATCGTAGACGGTTATATCGGTGATCGCGGGTCACCTGCGGCTTCAGGAAAGATCTTTTTGAATGAACTTGATGCTAAGCGTCAAGAATATCAGTTAAGTACTGCATATGTTTCACATAACTCAGATACAAGCGTTCGTTCTCTCCAGTTTTATCCTGATTTAGTTGGTTACTTGGAGCATTATGGTGCATTAACTGAGAACCAAGCACGTCTATTGAGTGGTAAGTTCTATTCATGGACACCACCAATCAACCCTAACAAACTACAAAACTATAGCTCATATCTTTGGGATACAGAAAACGAATATGGTATTTCTCCAGACTATATCGTAATGGAACGTGGTGCATTAAATGGTAACACTTGGTCATTACAGAACTTCTGGTACACCGTAGGTCAATCTCTACCTGACGGTACTGTTATTACTGAACAAAGTGCACAAGGTACTCGGTTCAAACGTGCACAAGCACCAATCATCGAATATAATAAAAATATCGAATTGATGAACTACGGTACAACGTTTCGTGGTGTAGTGGACTATCTATCGGATTCTGTAAAACCAGAAGATATTGTTCAGAAAAATGTGAGCAACAACGTTCGCGTGGATGGTCATATTCTACAAGCGGGTGACCGTATTCTATTCACGAGTATTGGTAACCCAGGCGAGAATAACCGTATCTATAAAGTATACATCAAGCAAATGGCTGATGGTACACGCGTATATGGCCTTGTTCTTGACGAAGATGAAGAAACTACTGAACGTCCTACTGGCGAACCATTAACTGGTGACGTTGTGCTAATTCGTTCTGGTGATACCTATGAAAATACTTCAGTGTATTGGAATGGTCGTGCCTGGACTACTGCACAGAGCAAGAGTGGTATTAACACATTCCCAATCTTCCAACTATATGACAAGAACGGAATTAAACTAGATAACAGTACTGTTTACCCAAGCAGTACGTTTTCTGGTTCAAGCCTATTCGGTTTGAAAATTAACTTCAACTACGGTTTGGATAAGATTTATGGTAAGCACGTAGAACTAAGTTCTTACAATTACTATGTCTTTGAAAACTTCCTACAGACTTCTCGTTATAATTATAACAAAGCTGGTGCGATTACTGAAATCCCAGGCTTGTATTTCTATAATGTAATTGATGCTAACGGTCAGAATCTAAAATCTGATTGGGTAAGAAGTGAAGATGAATCTAAGCAATACGTTCGTCAAGTTCCAGAAGTTACTAAAACTTCTATGTACCGTGTGTTTAATACCGTTTCAGAAATGAACTTATTTAAATCACCAATTGAGAACATGTTTGCTTACGTTGTTGAAAATGATACAACCTATAAGTATTACAAACCTAGTAACAGTACTTTCCTTCGCTGGAACGCAATTACTACCGTAGCAGTACAATCAGACCGCTTTGAACATACCTATGAGCTAGCTCAGAAGATTAATCCAACCGATTCTAAAGAAAGCTTGGATGTATTCTTTAACGGTACAAAGACTTTTGATTACACTACTACTCTTAATGCAGATGGTAATGTTCAAAGCATTACTATGGCAGATGGTGTAACAATCAACGAAGACAGCATTATTGAGATTGTAACCTACAGTCCAACTAAGGTTCCTGATGAATCACTAGGTGTATACCAGATTCCAATTAACCTACAGAACAACCCATACAACGAATTTGTTGATTATATTCATCAAGGTGAATATACTCCACACTTCCTAGATATTATCGGTAAGAATATCACCGAAGGTTCTGTAAATGATTTAAACAACTATGAACTTCTTTTAGAGAAAGGTTTAGTAGACAACTCTGTTGGTACTAAGATCATCCAGAACGAAACATCTCTACTACCATTGATGCTTCATAGTGCAAATGAAAACTTAGATCTATTCTCTGCAATTATCTTCACGCAGTACGAATATTTCCGTTTCAAAAACAAATTCACAACACAAATGATGAACATGTACCAAAAAGATTCAGCAGGCTTCATGGCTGAAAGTGCATCGAACATTGTTGATTTGATTTTTAGTGCAATTAATGTTGGTAAAGATAACAACTTCCCATTTGCACTTGATAATGTTGGTACAAATACAACAACATCAAAGACATTTATTCCAACTACACCACAGTTCTTAGGTATTCTTAAAGCTTACTCTCCAGAGAAAGCAACTTACCTACACGTTGGACGTGATATTGGTTGCTATAACATCGACCACATGGGAGTTGCAAGCAAGGCATATCGCGTTGTAAACGGTGTTGATTTGATGGATGATGTAATTTATGAATTAGAAAATCGTATTTTCAATAGCATTGACAACACCTTTAAGACTGTTGACTATGTTCCTGCTATGACTACCGATTTCCTAAGACCAACTCCGTACTTCAACAATACTGAGTATACTCTAGACGAGTATATCCAACTTGAACTACGTGGTTACATTAACTTTATTGCAACTAACGGTATCGAGAACGGTACTCATGACTACGATCAAAGTAACTGGATGACTTGGAACTATACTGGTACGACTTATGTTGTCGATGGTAATCCAACTAATATTCCAGCACGTGGTTCATGGAGAGCAATCTATACTGATATGTACGGTACGTACCGTCCAGACACCCATCCGTGGGAAATGTTTGGATTTACCCAACGTCCAGATTGGTTTAACCAAGAATACGAACCAACTAAAGTTCGTCTAGGCAATGATGTATCAGAATATGTGTACGTTTACACTGCGTATGTTACTAATGAAAATGGTGACCTAGTTCCTAGTGGACTATGGGATACTACTTCAGCTAAAGGTGACGCAAGTACTGGTACAATCCTACATGGTGCTCGTGCTGGTCAATACGATCAATACAAACGCTTTGGTAAACAACCGTTTGAACTAGTGAGTACTGGTAATTTTGCATCTGATGGTGAAGAAATTTTCGAACTAAATCTGATTGCTCCTGAAGTTTTAGGATTGGTTAGTGGTGCATTATCACATATATCTGAACCTTGGGCTTATGGTGACATGGGCGATATGGAATTCACCTATATGAACACGCCTATGTACGCATATGATCGTGTTATGGCTCTATTACGTGCTAAACCAGGCCAGTTCGCAAACTATTTCTATGATACAAAGGGTAGTACTGTTCAGAAGATTAAGAACGATGGTTCACAATTCCTATACGGTGAAACTAACAAACGTCTAAACTTTGATTCAAGTACAATTGTACACGGTGAAAATAAGCAACGTATCTTAGGATACCAGACTTGGGTAAGCGATTACTTGATTTACCAAAATAAGAACGTAACAACTAACTACGGTGACATTCTTCGTTCTTCAGTAATCAATGTTGGTCATCGAATCGGTGGATTTACTAAGAGTGATCAGTTAACTTTCAGTTCTGATTCATTCGGCTTAGTTTCCCAAGAGAACCAACATATCGGTTTAGTGAAAAGTTCTGCATTCCGTGATGAAGTTCTAAGTGCTGTCAAGATTCAATGGACAGGAAATGGTTTTTCTATCAGTGGATATGACCTAGTTGGTGCAAAACTAAAATATAAACTTCCTAATAAAACTGGTCGCCGTGTGTCGATTACAGTAGGGAAGCGTTCTGTAGTTCATTATAACGAGTATCTTAATCAGTACGGTGAATATGAATATGGAACATTACTAAAAACTTTCCAAGAAGTGTATACATTCCTTTGTGCATACGGTGAATACCTAGAAGAATCCGGTTGGATCTTTGAAGATGTGTCTGAAGATGGAGTAACACAGGATTGGTCAGTAATTGGTAAGGACTTTATTAGCTGGAGTGCAACATCTCCTGTCGTTGGTGAGTATATTTCGGTATCTCCAAGTACTAAGAATGCAAAATTCGGTACTACCTTCGGTTCAGTCCAATCAGTAACACAATTTAATGGTGGTGTTTGGTCATTACTTGATGACACTAACACTGGTATTCGTCCATATGAGATTGATACTTCACGAATCGGTAACGTATTCAGCGTTCGTTTAGTTGATGATTCTGAAAAGAACATGTCACTAATTCGTGTAAGCGTTGTAGCATATGAACACGCAGTTGTTTTCGATGACACAACTATTTTCGGTAATAGTATCTATATTCCTAAGTACGGCGTCGTGCACGAAATGCTTAAGATGTATGGTTACGTTACTGGTTCATGGAATGGTCGTCTAGAAGCGAAAGGCTTTATTATCCTAGAAGCTGGTACAATGCCAGATTTCGAAAAAGTGGTTGATGATTTCAGAAGTTATTACGATATTGATCATCCAGTGGATAACGTTACTCTACGTAACTTAGCTCGTCACTTAATCGGATTCCAGACTCGTGATTATATATCTCAGATGATTACAAGTGATACATCACAAATCGATTTCTATCGTGGCTTCATCCGTGATAAAGGTACTAATCAAGTGTTCGAACGCGTCCTACGTGTTTCTAAGTCTTACAACACTGATAACTACAAAGCATTACAGGAATGGGCATTTAAAATTGGTGAATATGGTAACATATATGGTAAGAAACACCTACAGTTCCAACTAATCAATAATGAGTTCGCACAAGAACCACAACTATTCAGCTTCAGCGATACTGCTACACAAGACAGCACTGGAAATGATATTGTGTACTTCGGCTCACAGGGTGTAGATTCTCGCTGGATTACTCGTCCAAAAGGAACATTTGCATTCCCTACCAGAACTGGCAAGAGTGAAGCAATTCATCTACCAGATATTGGACCAGTGACCTTAGATGAAGTTTCTTACAGCACTCGCGACTTTGACACTGCATATTCTGACCGATTATCTTATATCAGCAATACTGGCAATACTCCTACTTCGGTATGGGTGCTACGCGATATGGATAACAACTGGAATATCTTTGAGTTAGAGAACACTGGTATTACACTATCAAGCATTACTCCAGTTGTTGTAGATGATACTTACCCTGGAAATCACTGTACTTTAACATTAAGTGCAGCACATGGAATGGAAGATGGAGATTACTTCTTCTTCGTTGACCCATCTGAATATATGCCTGACCTTCTAAAGAAAGAAACTCAGTACTTTACCACTGGCGACAGTGCGACAAGCTTTGTTATTCCTTTAGATGTAACGAATACCATTACATTCTCTGATAATAACCCTGTACTATATCGTTATGTTAACCGTTTCAGCACTGCTCAGAAACAAGAATACATCGATAAGAAGTACTCTTATGCAGCACCTGAAACAACATTGTTTGTTCGTCCAACTACATATAACTCAGAAACTAACGTAACTGAACTTTATATGAACGTGTATGACCCAATCAACGGCGTAATTCCAGGTACAATCATGGCTGACATTTCATATGTAAGTCCAGTTGACCCAGCGAAGTACAACAGCGATCAAGAAACAATTCAGGCGTGGGGTTCAGAAAAAGTCGGAATGGTTTGGTGGAATACAACTAACGCATTCTTCATGGACTATACCCGTCCTTTATATGATGAAGACGGTAATGTAGACGAAACGAAAACTACAGAGTATAAGCGTTACAATTGGGGTAAACTACTACCAAACTCAGAAATCAACGTTTATGAGTGGGTGGCATCACCAGTTCTACCTTATCAATGGGATAAGTACTGTACCGACCAGGCTAAATTGAATAAAGATAGCACTGCGTGGGTTCCAAGTGGGGAAGCTATTGAGGATTATTTCTCAGAGTTTCAGGAATACGATGTAAGTACTAATAGTTACAAGACTGTATATTATTTTTGGGTTAAAAACGCAATTTACGTTCCAAAAGTTAAAAACAGAAACAAACCTTGTAATGAACTAGCAAGAACTATTCAAGACCCATCTTTACTTAACGCTCCTTGGTTCGCACCAATAAGTACAGATTCATTTATCATCAGTGGACTTCAACAAGAAATTACCGATGATAAGAGTGTTCTTTCCATCACATATCAAAATGATGCAACTGAAGTAGTTAAACACGAACAGTTCCAACTTTGTCGTGAAGGTCAGGATTATAACTTTAACCCTGTTATTTGGGATTCTATGTGGAATTCGTTAATGTCTCAAGAAACTCTACCTGACGGAAAAGTATCTGAGTTGCATTACCCAACTAACAAAACCGGTATATTGCCTACTGAAACTTGGTTTGAAGATGTGATTGAAGCACGTCGCAACTTTGTGTCAGCAGCGAACGAAATATACAAAACAATCAACGTTACGACAAACTCTGTTGTAATGGATGGTGTGTTTAACGTTAAGACTGTTGAAGATAACCCAAATCTAATCAGTTTTAAAGTATTAAACTACAATAACGAATTAGTAATCAATCCAGCACAAGATGTGTTCGCTGAGAATGATGCTGTACTTGTAAACACTACTGGTACACTACCTTCTCCTTTGGATTCCACGACTGTGTACTTTGTGCACTTCGATGAGAATAACTATATTCGTTTAATGAACTCTCCAAGTACTAGCGGTTCTACCGTTTACATTACTCTTGAAGATAAAGGTGAAGGTCAACATAAGATGATTAAACAGTCTGATTATATTGAATCACTAGGTACTTCATTGGATATGTCTCAGTACTGGACACTAGCTGACTGGTATGATGATGGTTACGATGAAAATACTTCTTACACTGATGAGACTAGTATTGACGTCGCAAATCAGAAGAATTATCAAGAAGGTGATGTTATCAGAATTACTGATGCTGACGGTGTATGGACATTGTATGTTAAGACTCTATCACGTAATGTTGTTATCTGGCAAGCGATTGCAAGAGAGAATAGTACTGTTGCACTTAATAATCAATTGTTCTATGGATACGAACAGTATAATGCTGATGGTTCATTAAGTAATGTCGAAACTAACGTTCGTAAAGCACTAGCTTTACTTAAGAATTCATTTGACACTACACAAAGTCGTTTAGTATTCGAAATGGTAAAATATGTTCACACAGAACAAACAGTTGTTGATTGGGTATTCAAAACTTCGTATATCTACGTTATCGGCTTAGAGCAATCTCTAACACAGAGTGCAAATAGCGTTAACTTGATTGAACAAATCGTAGAGTACTTCGAAGAAGTTAAACCGTACAGAACGAAAATTCGTTCTCAGATTGAACAGAAAACTTCAAACACCGATGAAATGACGGGCATTTCTAATGACCTAGATCCTAACGGATATGTCTTTGTAAATGGTGCTTGGGTTAAAACTGAAGATGATATTTGGGATCATGAATATGCTCAGTACAATACAACAACATCCAAGTGGGAAATCGTAGGTTCACTACCTGCTGGATTTAAATCTCCTTCTCGTGCATTCCAAGAATCATACGAGATGTTAGTATACGATAACTTCCAGTGTACACCAGATGAAGATTTGGGTACTGTACTAGATCTTGAAAAAGTTAATAGCTCTTTCATGACAAATACAAACGATATTCTACCAGTTGGAAGCCATTATAAGCTACAACGTTATTCATTCACATATCCAGTGATTGATACAGCTTCTATCAATAATAATGTTCTTATTGGTATTAGTGCTCTTTATTCTGATATTGACACCACACTTTCATTACAGGATGCAATTAAAGCTCAGTTACAAAGCTACAAAGACGATGTAGAAAAATCAGATAAGTTCATCGCTGATTTGGAAACAGTGTCTAGCAGCGTAATAAGTTCTAACCCATCTGTTAAAGTGGCTAATGAGTACAATCAGTACAATACATTAGCGAACAGAAGAAGACTATACACCTCATTAAGCAATAGCTCAATTTCTCAGGAAGTTGGTTGTCCGTTTAAGGGGAGAGTGTTAACAGACAACTTGAATACACGCTTACCATTTGGTTATGCGGCGTCGAACAACGAAACTTACGGCTATACAATGTATAGTAGAGAGTTGTATGATAAGTTTGTTTCTCTTACAAAAGAGGCGAACCCAACGTTTACCACCGATGAAATCAACGATTACCTAGTGTATGAGTACGGTTTATATCCTTGGATGTACGATATGGACGATGTTAATGACTCTGGAAATCATACAGGTAAGAACTATCTAGATACACTATATGTACTAACAGCAATGAGAAATACATATAATCCAGATAATGATGACCAGTTCGAGATTGCAAGACAAATTCTTAAAACTCCAACGATTGATATGTACTGTATGGTAATGATTCCACGTAAATTGGTCAAAATCAAAGATGTTAACACCGATCAATATCTATCAGTACCGATGGATGTAAGTTTAGATACTTTCATGGAAGATGCTCTTATTGTGAATAACGATGTAGTTGCAATGGAAGACTTCAACTTAGATGACATTGAGTTAGATATTAATAACCCACTATATGATGAAATTCAAGATGTGATCACTGTAAGTTCTAAGATGTACTTGAATGATGCTAACGCATTTGACAGTTCAGGTTTAGAATCACAGACTAAAGATATTGTATATTCAGCTTCTGGTGATGTTAGTACTACAAAAGACCCTGTGTTTATTGATGTATCTGACATTAACCCATTAGGGAATGATGCAGCACAAATGAGATTCACCGTAAGTGGATATGGTTATGAAACTGCTGGAAACACGCAGCTTAAATCTCAAGGTAACTTCCAGATTGAGGGTTATGTAGTTCAAAACCCATACAATACTAAAGAAGCTATCGTAAGTATCCCACGTTATGATCAAGCAATTGAATACATGCAACGTGATTTGATTTCTAGAAGTACTATTCGCTATTCTTACAAGATTAAAGATATTATCAACACATCAGGTACTATCAGTCTTGTTCAGGATAACGATTTTAAAGTAGGTGAAAAAGTTATGGTCTTCACTCCAGAAGCTGAAGATTATGATGTTCTAATGCAAGATAACACGTGGAAGACAATTCTACCAGTTGCAAACATTAAAACAGGCTCACGCCCACGTATTTTCACTGTTTCATCTGTATCTGGTAACAGAATTCGCCTTGGTGGATTGAACTTTAGCAATACATATGACAGTAGTTCAGATATGTTAATGAACACATCACCAACTTCTATTAACATTGTTCGTATTACATCATTCGCTGATGCAGAATTCCTAAACGGAGCTGTACCAATGTATACAAATGATCGTTCTTACCGAGTAAGTATTCTTGATTATGACATGTTCTATGATAGAATGATTAAAAGTGAAACGTATTCTGATACATACTTAGATGATGATTATGACGCGATTTATGTTTCTAATGAAATTGTAGAGATTGACGGTAATGAAGTTGACCACGGATATTACCAACCAGTATACGGAAAAGGTGTACTAAGTGAACTAGTTCGTACTAAAATGGATGACAGTTTGCAAATCTTCGTTTACGAATATGCAGATATTAATCCTGTACTGAATGGTGCTACTTGGTCTTATACCGGAACTGTAGTTGATGGTGTTTATGTAAGTGACCATGACGCAACACTAGTAGTAGCAATTTCTGATTCTATACAACATATGGGATACGTAGCAACTCCAACTAAGGTTGAAAGTACTACTATTAAGGATGGGGTATTAAGTTCTGCAAGTTCTGTTAAGTCAGACTTGATTTCAGTTAATAATGAAATTGTTCAGATTCGTGGTGCGGGTAACATGCTAAGAGGTATTTTCGGAACCTGTGAAGAAGATTACAAATCAGGAACTTCATATACTAAGCTAGGAGTTATTCTAGGAAGTGAGGATGAATTGGAAGTATACACCACCAATTACCCAAGCATTCCATTGAGTACCTTTAGTTCAGGATTGAAGGTGAATGGTTCAGTAGTTGGAGAACTAATCAAATAACAAAAAAGGGAGCCAATGGCTCCCTTTTCTTTTTATACTAGTTTAATTTCACCGTCGATTACATCAAAGTTAGCAACGCCACCTTTACGTAGAGAACCGATTAGAATCTCTTTCGATAGTGGAACGCGAATCTTATCATTGATGATACGTTTCATTGGACGAGCACCCATTCCTGGAGTTACACCCTTCTTAGCCAATTCTTCTTTCGCTGCGTCAGATAGTACTACACTAACACCGCGACCATCTAGATCGGACTGTAGTTCTGCGATGAACTTGTCAACAACACTGATAATAACATCATGACCTAGTTCATTGAACTTGATCACACTGTCAATACGGTTGATGAACTCTGGTGGTAGATGTTTCTTAATTGCAGAATCCATACCATCATCGCCAGATGACTTCATACCCATTGATAGTACAGCAGAATCACGAGCACCTAAGTTAGTAGTCATAATGATAGTCACGTTGTCGAAATAAACGGTCTTACCATGTGAACCCGTTAAACGTCCTTCGTCCATAACCTGTAGGAAAGTTAGAAGTACTTTACGGTCTGCTTTCTCAATTTCATCAAGAAGAAGAATACAGTTAGGATGTTGTTCAACTTTATCTAGTAGAAGTCCGTTACCTGAATCATGACCTACATAACCTGGAGGTGAACCGATTAGTTTAGATACGTTGTGCTCTTGAGCAAACTCTGACATATCGAAGCGAACGATTTCCTGACCCATTGCATCAGCTAGTGCTTTACTGATTTCAGTTTTACCTGTACCGGATGGTCCAACAAACATGAACGCACCTTGGATGGTATTTTTACCGCGTAAACCTGCACGAGCAACCATCACGTTTTCTACTAACTTCTCAACCGCTTGGTCTTGACCGAATACACGGCTACGAAGATTATCAGCAAGATTTAACATGCGATCACTTTCTTCACACGCTACGATCTCTAGTGGAATGTTAGCTACACGAGATACTTCGTTAACAATGTCAGAACGTTCAATTACATCTGAAGGTTCAGCTTTGTTACGGTTACGTGCACCAGCAGCATCTAGTAGATCAATTGCTTTATCTGGAAAACGTTTGTTCTGTAGATACTTACCAGATAGTTCTAAGATTGCATCAATTGCATCAGCAGAGAATACAGCACTGTGGAACTTTTCGTATGTTTCTTTAACGCCGTTTAGAATCTGACGAGTTTCATCTAAAGTTGGTTCAAGAATATCTACTTTCATGAAACGACGCTGTAATGCTGCATCTTTTTCAATATGTTTACGATATTCATCGTAAGTTGTTGCACCGATAACACGGATTTCACCACGAGATAATGCTGGTTTTAACATGTTGCTCATGTCCAAAGAACCTGAACCACTTGAACCTGCACCCATGATTGTGTGAATTTCATCAATGAATAGAATGACGTTTTCACGTTCTTTCAATTCAGTAAGTAGCATATCAACACGTTCTTCAAACTCACCACGATACTTAGTACCAGCAGTGAATGCACCCATGTTCAAAGAAAGAATTTCAACATCTTTCATTTCTTCTGGAACATCACCGTTTGCGATTTTTAATGCAAGACCATCTACGATTTGAGTTTTACCAACACCTGGTTCACCGACTAGAGCACCATTCTTCTTAGTCTTACGAGAAAGAATCTGGATTAGATCTGCTAGTTCAGTTTCACGACCGATTAGTGGATCTAGTTTACCAGCAGATGCCATTTCGGTTAGATTGGTTGTGTAGTTTTCGATTGTACGTTTTGGATCAACTTTAACATTTACTCCACCACGTTTGTTTGCTGCTGCTTCTGCTTTAGTTGGAACTTCGTCAGAAGTACTGCTACGCAAATCAACATCGTAGTTAATGCTGTTGATATAGTTCTGTAGTTCACGTGCAACTGCTGTGCGGCTTAGATCAAGTTCTTCTAGTGCAGCGTCAAGTGCAGTATGTGGGAAAGACAGACATTCAAAAAGAATGAAAAACGCTTGGATAGTATAATCGTTTTCTTTAAGTTGTTCGATTACTGACTTTTTACGTAGTTCTACCATTACTTTAGTAACAATAGAAGATACTGGAGTCATATCTTTAGCAAGCTGTTCTTCAACTGAATACGGAAGTGCTGGGGTATTGAACTTCTCAAGATAATCAGTGATACGTGCTTTTAGTTTTTTGGCATTAATATCGTTGACGCTTAGAAATTCAACAATGCTTGGAATATCAAGAGCAATAACTGCTAAGTGGTCGATGGTCAACATATTATGACCCATGTCACGTGCTAGTTGCTCACCCTTTTGGAAAAAATCGTCGAAACTATAGCTCATCGTGCTCTCCTTCGTTAAAATTTTATTCTGCACTTACATATTATAGCACAAAAGTTGAATCTGTTCCAAAAATAAATACAATATAGATTTCTTTTTTGGAGATAAAAAAATGTCTTATAGAATGTGGAAAAAAGGTCGTACAAACGATTACAAGTTCATTGACAATGCGATTGGTGAACAATACAACATTGGTGGGGTTGATATGTGGCTCTATACATATCAGGGTCCAAAAGGCAATGAAGGAAGTACTGATTCGACGCTACCAGATTACAGCACAGGTAATGGCACTTTGTCAAGCTTAGGTGATTACGTTTTTGGCGAAACCACACAACGCTCATACAACGTACAGGCTATCACACTTCCTGCTGTTTATCAAGTACAAGAAGCAACTCCTGACCTAAAAATTCCAGGGCTATTCTTTAACTTCGACACAATGGACATTACTGTGCATTACAACACAATGATGCAACGTGTAGGAAGAAAGATTATCGCTGGTGATGTAATAGAATTACCTAACTTACGCGACTTCGATGTTATCGGTCGTGACACTGGTTTAAACCGTTTCTACGTAGTACAGGACGCTTTCAGGACGTCTGAAGGTTATTCCGCTACATGGCAACACCATATTTTTAAACTTCGTGTGAAGCCTCTGACGGACTCTCCTGAGTTCTCAGATATTACAGATCAAGATAGTAATGCTTTTCCTGATGACCCGAATGATCCAAATAATGGAAATGGTAATGGTAGTCTAGGAAATAGTTCTGCTGGAACTGAGCTTGATATTATGAATCGTATCATACAACAAGCAGATTCAGAAGTACCATATATTCACTGGACTAACGAACACATTTACAATGATATTTCAGATATTAGTGAATTGTCAAGATATATCATCAGTGGTTACGATTTCCCTGTTAATCCTTCGAAGAACATGTTTTTCATAAAGAACACACTACCAGTACTTTATGAGAAAGATGCTGATTCAAACTGGACAATTGTACAAACATCATACGGTGCAAAACTACCACGTAAAGCTGAAGATTTTTCATTCTTCTTTGTGGAAGATGCGGCAAGCGTATCTGGTTATACATTATATCAGTACTACCTAAGTGATAAAAAATGGCTAAACTGTTTATTACCGTTTACTGAGGAAGACACTGTACCAGAAGATGCAGAAGACTTCTACTGTTATTATCATAAACCTCAACTTTATCAGGTTGAAGATGATGGGGTAACATGGGTAATTCCACCGGATTCACATAGTAATGTTCCGTTTACTACAAAAGATATTGCGGCAAACCGTACAAACCATGATGACATGCGTCCGGCGATCCCACCTACACAAACTTCTGAAAACTCTGGTGACCAGTTCCCTAGTGACCCTTCAGATGGTGAGTACTTTTATCGTACTGACTATGTACCACAGACATTATGGAAGTTCAATTCAGAAACTTCTTCGTGGTCACAATTCAACTACGGTGGTCGTTTACCGTGGACAGGTGCAAATCTAGAACAAACTGCGTTCATCAATAGTCCAGATAGAGTATCTATCCAGGATGTTGTTAAACCTAACATCATTTATAAAAAATAAGGCTCATAATGAAATTAAATTATTACTACGACGGCCAATTTCGCCGTCTATTAAAACATCTTATCAGAGTCTTTGGTGAATTTCAAGTGAAAAATGGCGTTGATGACAACGGAAACCAGAAATATAAAGTTGTTCCTGCTCGATATGCAGATATTTCTCGCTTAGCAGCAAACATCATTTCAGGAAACTCTGAGAACGTTATGCCTTCTGCACCATTAATTACATTGAACGTTGGTAATTTGAAATTAGATCGTCAGGGGATTCGTTCTCCTGCATCTCATACGATGGTTATGGGAACTAACAAATCACCTGCTCCTAATGAATATACCAAAGATCTTGATAAGCAATACCAAATAACCAGATATAACCCTACACCGTGGATTCTAACGTTTAATGTTAACATCTGGACTACGAACTTAACTAACAAAATGGAATTGTTTGAACAGATTGCTACATTGTTCAATCCATCAATTCAGCTTCAATTGTCAGATAATCCTATGGATTGGACAAGTGCAGTAGACATAGAACTTAAAGATTGCCAATTCAGCACTCGTGGATTCCCACAAGGTACTGAGAGTGATTTAGACATTATGGTACTAACCTTTGAATGTCCTATCTGGTTAAGTCTGCCAGCAAATGTTAAACAAGCAAAATTAATCCAACAGATTGTAACTAACATCAATACTGCCAAGGATGAACTTGAGATTGATTTGGAAAATTACACTGACACAATAACTGACGTGTATACACCTAAGAACATGTGCATTCTGGTTGACCGTGTAGAAAGTGCAAATGCCATTGAAACATATGAGGTCACTTTGGTAAGTTCTAGTTTAAATACTCTATCAACAAATGGAAAAATATATTCATGGGATAGGTATCTTGATTATCTTGATCCTGCTTATGCAGAGAAAGAGTTGTATTTGAAATTCCAACAAGGAATTGAAGAAGTCAACCCAATCAAAGGACATGTAATCAAGCGTAGTACTGAAGAACAACCAAACAAAATGGTAGTTCAGGTAGACACTTCACTATATGATGTAAAGTACACGATTAAAGGTTTTGTGTATGATGTTGGACAATTAGACGGTGCATTACCTGAAGATTGTTTTGTTAACATCTCAGAACACAATATCATTTTTAAAGGTACAACAATCAGGCCAAATGAGTTATTCACAGTTAAGAATCATGACGTTCAGATTGTGGACGCGGCAACAATTGGTGGGTATGTTTATAATGGTGAGGATACACACTTCTACCGTTATAATGAAGTGTTTGGTTGGCACCAATCAGTACAGAACAAGTACCGTCAAGGATACTGGAGAATAGCATTTAAAAGTGCTTAAGGATAAATTATGACTAACGAAGCCGTGGGAGCTATTTTTCTGTCTAAGCGTACAGGACGTATGATGTTGAATTTGCGTTCTGACACAGTAACGTACCCTAATAATTGGGGCTTCGTTGGTGGTAAGATTGAGAATGGTGAAACGCCAATAGAAGCGTTGTACAGGGAGATATATGAAGAATTAGGTGAATCAATACCTAAAATTGAAGATATTATTCCGTTTGACGTTTTCTGTACAAAGAACGAAAAGTTCAGATATTACTCTTTTGTTGTTATTGTTCAGGATGAATTTATTCCTGACCTTAATGATGAAAGTGCTGGTTATTCCTGGGTTAAAATCGGGAACTGGCCTAAACCCCTTCATCCTGGAGCTAAAAGTACATTATACAATAATACTATTGTCAGCGACTTTAACTCTTTATGGGATTCAATAAAAAATGGCAGTCCGTTTAAAACGAATCTGCCATATATCTATTAATTATACCCCAACTGGTGGTATACCTGTCAATGTAAGCAACGCTGACCATTGTGTTAGCGTTGATTGCCCTGCATTCAAATCCGAAATTGTAGCATCAATTCTGAAACCTAAATGTTTAGAACTGTTTAATGAAGAAGTAACATATGAGTTATAATCAGCTTGTGTAGTTCCATTACCATTAGTTAGGCTGGCATCAACTCCATTAATCACGACTGCAACTGACCATGTTTGGTCTATACTGTCAATAGTATCAACAATCTGAGTAAGTGAAGAAATTTTACGTGGGTCTGGAATTTGACTTGCGGTAGCAACACCATTAGTAATTGTACCTTCATTATCGACATAGAATGAACCACGGATAATCCAATCACTGTAAACACTTGGGAACGGAACGACTTCACCAGTAGAATCAGTATTCACAGTTCTTCCCATAATTTTCAATTCATAGAAATAGTTCGAACCGAACTGCAAAACACTTTCCCCATTTTGGAAGGTTACCCATCCATCTGAATCAGTAATACTTGCTCCACCTAAGTTAAAGTAAGCAATCGTTTTTGTCGATGTATTTCTGGTGAATTCAATGTACTTCTTACCTGTATCGTAATTAATATCAAGCAATGACTCGTACTGTTTGTTTACTGGTCGAGTAGTTTGAATTTCACGCCACTCTTTATTCTTCATTAGTACTTTTAGTGAGTCACCATTATTAGTTAACACCATACGACCCATAATAGAGGTATCTCCATCTGGAACGGTGTTGAATAATGTGATCATTGGAATACTAGCCCAATCAAGTTCAGTATCAGGATTAGCTGGGTCTGGTTGCCTCGCTGAATCTTTTAGTGAAATTAGCAATTCACCAGTGCCAGAAGAATTCTTATACCAGATTTGACCTGGAACAGAACCACTTGGTCGTGTTTGACCAGCAAAGTTTTCTGCTAGCCATAATGCGTTTTCATTCCATGCCTGACCATAACCTACTTTATCACGACCGACCAAGTTGATCGGTACTGGATTACCATTAGGCTGATTCGGACCAAGAATTACGTTATTAGGAATGGTAGCATAAATCTTACCATTACTACGTTTAATTGTATATTGAATCATTTATTTTCCCTTATTGTAACTGTACTCGCACAGTATACTTTACTTGAAGAACACGGTTAGCACTCTTTTCAACTGGATGGAAAATAATATGTGATAATGCTAAACCTGAATCACCATCAGTGTAAAGACCTAGTTCATCAAATACGTAGTTACCATTCATATCAGTAGTAGAACTTACGTTCTGATCTGATGGCTCACCTAATCCCAATGTACATAGACATACAATGTCGGTATATACTTGTCCTGGAATGTGAACAGTACTAATATTGTTGTATGCTGAATCTACACTTGCGTTTACATTAGCATTAATTTTTTTAGCATAAGTTTCTGAATATAATCCACCGAACGAGCTAATGCGTGGAGTCTTATAGGTTACGCGACCAGTACTTAAAACAACAGTACCGCCATTACCAAACCGCATTTCAGAGATTGCACCTAAGCTAACACCTGTTGAATTAGTTGAACCCGCTAATGCATATGCAATTGCTTGACTCATATTCTCAGGGTGGATTGCGTTTGATTTATCTACCACAATAGATACGTTATCAGGATCAGTAATATCGGTAATTAATACGTGTCCTTTAACAAATAGTCTTGGTAGTTCTGTATTGTTCATTTCTAATCCCTTAGTAATTTATTTGAATTTCTTCTAACTTACCGGCTAAGGTCTTTTGAAGTTCAGTCGGTTGAGTACTAATGTAATCACGCTGAACACCTACCCGCAAGTAAGTGAAATTACCTACTACGTTTTCAGCAAAGGTTCCAGTAACTCCATGCATATAGATGGTTTTTTCTGAATTTGGATTGAAGATGATAGTATCGGTAAATTCCATATAAAAATTGCAACTTTCTTCGAATTTAATTGGGAACCAATCTGATTCGGTTGGATTGCTTGCTAGTGTTGCTTGGACATAAATTCGTCCAATGAAGTTGCGTAATGTAAAAGCAAGGGTATGTAATCCTGTAGTACTGCCATAGTAACCACCAGCAGCTAGCGGTAGTGAAACTTCGTTCCAGTGATAGTCCTCATTAGTCGTATACCATGAATCGGTATCTTGATAATCAAGATATTCACCATCTTTACTTTTTCTTCTGAAAAGAAAATTTTTAGATCTTAAAGCCATTTTATCAGTCCTCTGTATTTGAACTTTTACTTATTTATAGTACAGCGATTGATAAAATACTGGATAAATATTGATAATATGACATAACATAAAAGGAATGAATTATGACAATTTCATTTAATAATGGGTCTTCTTCATCTTCGTGCCATTCATGTGGTATTAAAGGTCTGGTAATTAATAACGCCGGACACTTAATCGTAACATATGATGATGGATTAATTCAAGATTTAGGTTTAGTGGTTGGTGCTGACGGTACTAATTTCTATCCTAATGAAATGGGTTTCATTGTCCCAGGTTCTGATTTTGATCTAGATAAGCCTCAAGGCTGGACGTACTTGAGTTTAGTACAGCCAGTAACTTTATATTTCAAAACAAATGCCGCAAACGAATCAACATCAACATGGGTTTCGGCTCCATTTGGTCAAGGTCAAACTGGTGCAACTGGTAAACCATTCGAAATCGATTCAAAAGGTACAACCCTTCCTACATTAAATTTAACTGATGGTTATACTTTCTATAACACGACTGACGGTAAAATTTATATCTATGATTTAGATACACTAGCTTGGAAAGATTATCAGTTCCGTGGAGAACAAGGTCTTCAAGGTCAATTTATTATCAATTCACAAGGAATAGACTTCCCTGAAATTGCAAATTTAACACCTGGATATACCTTCTATGCCACTGATACTGGATACTTATACTACGTTATTCAAGATTCCAATGGTCAAAAATCATGGAGTCAGGGTATTCTATTCCGTGGTAAAGAGGGTGATAAAGGTGACAAGGGTGATCAGGGCGATCCGGGTTCAGATTCAAATAATATCTATGCAATCAAAAATTCAATTGATAATTCGTTTGAAAATGCATTACTAGTTATTGGTAAAGTACCTGCTGGATATTTGGTAACAAGAATTGAAGTTACGATAATTGGTGCATATGATTATCCGGTTACTGATTTGGAAGTTCGCTTCGGCGGCACGGCTCAATCTGAAATCGATGGTACTATCATTGCTCCAGCCGATTATTTTGACATTAATAGTGCACGTAAGTACATCGTAGATGAAATCAATCATGATGTTAGTGATAAAGAAGAAATTTTGTCTTGCATCTTCAATGAATCTGTTAATAACAGTGCAGTTGGTTCAATGACAATCGTTTGTACCATTGCTAAACAACTTGATATTACACCAATCGAAGATCATATCTAATTATAGGGGAACTATCAGTTCCCCTTTTCTATTGCTAAAATAAATACAATAACAAACATTCTAAGGAGAACGTATCGATGGCAGTTTTTTCTAATTTAGAAGGAACCATGAAAAAGTCTTTTATCCTTGGTAAGAACGGTGCGAAGCTATCTGTAGCTAATAACGTATTATCAGTTCATAATTATCAAGGTACTAGTCTTATCCCTATCAGTGCTGGTGAACCAGTTGACGATACTCACCTTGTAACTCTAACTTACTTTAAATCTCACTCAGGTGGTGGTTCAGGTAATGCTTTACGCGGTCGTGATGACCCAGCAATAAGTTTAGGTACAGATGGTGATGTATATTATAAAGTTGACGACACTAGCATCTTGCAAGTTTATATTAAAGATGATGGGATCTGGAAACCTTTCAATATTCAACCACAAACCGATTCACCATATGCTACTAGCAGTACTGTTAAACCATCAGACTTTGTAAAAGTTGGTGATGACTATACATATACATTACTTGCTTCTGAACATGGACGCGGATCTGATATTATTGTTCAGCTTCAAGATGGAAGTGGTGCCGTAACGGGTGCAGACGTTCAAGTTGATTCATCTGGTAATATTACTGTTACAGTTGATTCAATTCCACAAACAAATACTAATATCATAATCATTGGGGGAACCACCTTGTCAACACCATATAGTCAACTAATTAATAAATCAAATTGGGTCGCATCTGGTAGTGATTATACACTAACGATTACGCAGGCTACTCATGGTCAGGCACCTGGCTCAATTTTTATCGCAGTATATGAAAATACTGTTGATTCAGCAACAAGTACATCACCATATACAGTCGTAACGGTAGAAACTACTATCGATAGTACTGGTAATGTAACGCTAACAGCTTCAGCACCACTTAGTGGTAAAGTAGTTATTAGCGGTAAATAATATTAATCCAGAAGAATTGTTCTTCTGGATTTTTTTTCGTTTAAACTGCACCAATATAAAGGGTGCTGGATAAATACATAAAATAATGATTGGGATAATAGTTTTTTCCAAATTCAATCCAACGGAGGGATTACATGTATTCTATAAAAACTGATCTTGGCGTATCTGGTAACTCAACAATCGAAAAAGATTTGTTGATTAAGGGTAGTGCGGTTATTGAGAAAGATCTTACCGTAAATGGGACTGTCAATTTCGCTAATGCAGTATTCACTCAGATCACTGTCACAGATGCAGCAAATCTTAAAGATGTAAACTCTACAGGCACTGCGGCATTAAATGACGTTTCTGCAACTGGTAACACAATCCTTGGTAATTCCGATACCAATTCTGTTACAGTTAATGCAACCAGTACATTTAATGCACCCGTCACTGTAAACAGTGATGCGTCTGTAAAAGGTAATACCATCTTAGGTGACGCTGCGACGGACACTTTAAAAGTTAATGCTGAATCAACTTTCGAAGCACCTGCTAATTTTAACGGCGACGTTATTGTTGGTGATGCTGTAAGTGATTCACTAACTGTAAATTCAACTGCGAATTTAAAAAATAATGTCAACATCGGGGAAGATGCGACTGACATTCTCGCTATTAAAAGCACAACTAACTTCGATAACAATGTAACTATTGGTGATGCGAAGACTGATGTTCTATCTATTAATAGCAAAACTGATATTAAAAATGATGTGGTTATTGGTGAAGATGCAACTGATACACTAACTATCAACAGTACTGTTGCTCTAGCTGGGGATATTACTTCTTCAGGAAATGCAACATTCGATGGAAATCTAATTGTAAGTGGTGACACCACCCTAGAGAAATTAACCGTAAACGGCGATGCGGCTCTAAATGGTTCTTTAACTATGGCTTCTGGTACTACTGCTTCTGTTGATAACCTAGTTATTAATGGTAATATAAGCGGTAACTTTACACTAGATAACGGAAATTTCAAAACATTAAATGTAACTGGTGTATCTACTCTTACTTCATTGACAGTTTCAGGCACTTCATCACTAGGTAACGTTAACTTAAATGGTAACATTTCTGGTACTTCAAGTTCTGCAACTTTCAAAACGTATAACGTTGCTGGTTCTGACGGAATCATTCAATTTAGTTATAGCGATCCAGCAAGACCAACTGATATTGTTTCTTCAATCGAACCATATCAAGTAAGTTCAAACAAATTCCAAGGTCAACTTGGTGATTTTGATCGTATCACTGTTGGTGATGTAACTTATAGCACCGCTGGCCTAACCGCAGCAGGTATTGCTAAAATTGATTACCTAGATATTGTTGGTAACTCAACAACTGGTACTGGTCGTTCACAATTAACCGTCGCTGGTAAAACAACACTACATGATCTAGAAGTTCTTGGTTCTGTAACAGGTCTAACTGTAGATTTAACTGGACAGGATATTAACCCTAACTCAGTAACTGCAACGGCTGCTGTTAAAGGTGCTACCTTAGAATCGACTGGTAATACTACTGTTGGTGGTAACTTATCAGTAATTGGACAAACAACTACTGTTAAAGATTTAGTAGTAACTGGCACAACTACTGGTGTAACTGTAACTGCAAATGTTGATGGACAAGATATTAAACCTAAAACTGTTGTCACTACTGGTGATACTTCTGTTGGTGGTGATCTTTCAGTAACTGGTGACTTTAAAACTGCACTAAAAGCAACTGGTGGTATTACAACAAACTCACTTTCTGTAAGTGGTTCTACGGTTTTAGCTGCTACTACTGTTAATAGCATGTTAACTGCAAATAGTCTATATAGTAAAACCACATTACAAGTAGATGGTAATACTACACTAGCTGGTAATGTAACAGTATCGGGACAAACAACTACCGTTAAAGATCTAGTGGTAACCGGAACAACAACTGGTGTAACCGTAACTGCAAACGTTGATGGTCAGGATATTAAACCAAATACCGTTGAAACTACTGCTGGTATTAAATCTGGTACTACAATCGAGGCTGTTGGTGCATTGTCTGCTGGTTCTATCTCTACTTCTGGTACATTATCAGGTGGAGCAACAACTGTAGGCTCATTGACTACTACCGGTAAAGTAACTGCTGCATCTTCTGATGTATCTGGTGCATTGTCTGCTGGTTCTATTACAACTTCAACTGTTGGTAATGGTTCAAACGCAGTTAACTTCACCTCTAATGTAACTATGGCTAAAGACCTAACAGTAACTGGTACTCTATCTGCTGGTAGTATTGATTTGAGTTCTTCAACTCTATCAGTAACTGGTGTTGATACTACTGGTGATGTTAACGTTGGTGGTAATTTAGTTGTATCTGGTTCATTCGACCTAAGTCAGTCTGATATATATGTTAATTCATTAACTTCAGCTAACGCAGTTGTTGTTTCAAGTACATCTGCTGAATCAAAACTACCTGTACTAACAAGTACAACATTGAAGTCTAGTACATTAAATGTAACTGGTGCTTCTGTATTAGCTGGTCTAACCGCAAGTACAATTACTGCAACTGGTAATTCAACACTTGCTGCTGTTTCTGCAACTACATTAACTGCATCTGGTACTTCAACCTTTAATGGAAGTATTACCTCTGCAAATAGTACTGTTGCAATTGCGAAATCAACTGCAATTACTGGTGATTTGGCAGTATCGGGTACACTAACTGCCGGTGTTATTGATTTAAGCACTACTGACGTAACCGTTAAATCATTAGTATCTAATGGTAATACACACGTTAAAGGTGATTTGGTTGTTGATGGTTCATTCGATCTAAGTGCAACTAATCTATCTGCGGCAAGTCTTGCAAGTTCTGGTTCAACAACTGTTGGAACTTCATTGATCCTAACTGACGGTACTATTACTGGTGCTCCTAAGATTTCTGGAAATACAACAATTGGTGGTACTCTAGGTGTTACTGGTGCAACTTCACTATCTTCACTAACTACTTCTGGTAATACTACTTTAGGTGGTACTCTAGGTGTAACTGGTGCAATTTCTAAAGTTGGTGGTGGTAGCCTATCTGTTAGTTCTGCAACTGTGTTCTCAAGTGATGTTACTGTTAATGGTACGTTCACCCCAGCAGGTGGTTTAAACCTATCTGGTGCTGATCTTTCAGTAAATTCAGTTACTACTGCTGCTGCTGTTTCTGTTGGAACAACTTTAGGCGTAACTGGTGCAACTACTCTAGCTGGATTAACTGCTGCTAATACAACAGTTTCTGGAACACTAGATGTTTCTGGTAAATCTACTCTAGGTGTTCTTGCTGCTGGTGCAACTACATTGTCAAGCACTCTATCTGTTACAGGTAACACTACTGTAGGTGGTACTTTAACCGTTAATGGTGCAACTGCAACATTGAAAGCTACTTCAGCTACTACTATGACAGTAGGTACTGGTACTGTTGACTCAACCAAAGTTGTTAACGTGTTTGGTGATTCTGTACTAAATGGAAACTTAGATGTAACTGGTACAATTAACGCATCAATTAACTTAACTGGTCGTGACATTGCTCCACGTGGTATTAACGCTGCTGCTAATATTATTGCTGCTGGTTCAATCACTGCGGGTACTTCTGTTACTGCTGCAACTGCTGTTATTGGTGCATCTGGAAGTACTAACAATAACCTACAGATTAATGGTAACGCTGTTACTACTGGTGATTTCACAGTAACTGGTAAGATTATTGGTACACTAGACCAAACAACCTCTGATTTAACTGTTAAGAGCATTACTACTTCAGGTCTTGCCAAAGTTGGTACAACTCTACAGGTTGTTGGAGCATCTACCTTAGCTGGTCTATCTGCAACTAACATTACTGCTAGCGGTACTTTAGGTGTAACTGGTTCAACTACTTTAGCTGGTGTAACTGCAACTAGTATTTCAAGTTCAGGTACTTTAGGTGTAACTGGTATTTCTACTTTAGGTGTACTAAACGCTGGTAATACTGCAATCACTGGTACTTTAAGTACTTCAGGACTTGCAACACTATCTTCAGCAAGCGTAACTGGTAATACTACTTTAGGTACTTCATCTTCTAACACTCTAACTGTTAATGCAACGTCTAACTTTGTAAACGCAGTAACTGTTAAAGATATTACTGTTACTGGTACATTGAATACTGATTTGTCTAACTTAGTAACCACTTCGTTCAAAACTGGTACTTACTATGTTAAACAACATGCTGCTGAAACTGTTAGTACTACTACTTGGACTCCAGATGGTACTTCTAACGTTTATAACTTAACTGTATCCTCAGATACTGCTGTTCAGCCAATTACTGGTGCAACTACTAAAGGTGCAGGTTCATGGTTCATTTACATAACCCAGGATAGTACTGGACAACGTAATGTAACTTGGGATTCTTCATACAAGATCATCGGTGGTTCAGTAAACACTAATGCTGGTGCAGTAAGTATTTGCCAAGTAGTTTACTGTGGTATTGGTTCAACATTTGATGTGTTCATCGCACAACGCCCATAATAGGAGATAAAGGATGATTTACTTATCAGTAGTAAAAAATGATAGTGGTGATTGGGTAATTCTAAAAACCATCACGAACGTTATTAACGTTCGTGGTAACAAAACTGGAAACACTTACGGTGATATTTCAGCACTAAGTTTAGATGTTCGTCGTTCTGAAGGTTTTTGGACACAAAAAGACCTTTATGTTAATACTGGTGAATTCATGGTATTCAAAGAGAAGACAGTTGATTTCTCTGAACAGAATGCAGAAGTTACCAATACATACATATATGAGTTAATGCCTTTAGATGATATTCGAAACGACCTTTTAGGTCGTGTCGATTCTAAACGTGATGGTTTGTATTATGCTGGTTTTACGTTCCAAGACAAGCAATTTTATTCAGGTCTTGCAAACAGAAGTAATATTCAGCTAATGCTTTTGAATTCTATCGTTGATGAAGCAAATTTCCCAAGCGATTTAGTTTGGGATACTGTAGATGGTGAACAAATCCCAATGGATTTGGCTACCTTCAGAGCATTTGCTAAACAACTAGCAGACACTACACGTGAACTATTCATTACAGCACGTTCAATTAAAGCAGCAATTAATGCTGCGACGACTTATGAAGATTTACGTTCCGCAGCATCATGGAATGGTGAAGCACTATAAAAAAAAGCCGGTTTTACCGGCTTTTTTACGTCTAAAATATGGCTATTTTATTGATTTTCAAGGTAAATACTTTGTATATTAAAATAATATACATTTAACAATTCGTGAAAGGAAATATAATGTCAGATTTAAATAGCAACTTTCAAGTATCAGGCAATTTAACCATTAGTGGTATTATTCCTGATATTCAACTTAGTTCTGCTGAAAAGAATATCCTAATCAAAAAAGAAGATGGTTATTATGTCAGACAACCAGACGTAGTTTTACCAGATTTAAGTAGTTTCAAAACTAGCATCGATAATGCCGCTTCAATGGCATCAACTGCACTCGCTGCTTCATATACAGTAGAATCAATTGCCGATTTAAAAGCAGTTGAACCAACTACTTCTTCAATTACACATATTCGTGTCAAATCATATTTCAAAGATAAAAATGTCGGCGGTGGTTATTTCTACTTCGATTCTTCAGATCGTTCATCTGCAACTGATGGTAGTACTATTATAGTTACTGCTAAAGGTGCACGTTGGAAACGTATTATTGAAGACCAAAATCAATTAAACGTTACACACTTTGGTGCATTACCTGATGGTAAAACTGACTGTACTGATTCATGTCTTTCTATGCACAAATGGTCACAAAAGTACAATGCAAGACTTGGTATTCAATTCCCTGCGGGTACTTTTAAATTAAACGGGTTCGACCTAAGCGAAAGTTATGTTTCTACTTTCAGAATGGTTGGTGCGATGGTATCTTATGGTTATTTCCCAGCTACTACCTTAGTATCAGATAGAACTTCTGGTGCGATGGTTAAAGTTAAAGCTCGCTGGACTGAAGTTGCAAACTTATTCATCGAAGGCGAAACTGATATAGCTCAGAACACCAAAGGATTCTTTGAAAACACCTGCATCGAAGGTCAGTTTGTTAGAATGGGTAACCTACGTTTTAAAAACTTAGGTGGTTTAGCTATTAGTCTTATTGACACATTAGATACTAAAATTGATCAGTTCTATGCAAGTAACTGTTCAGGCGGTGTAATTCGTGCAACTTGGTCTGGTTCTAAAACGGGTTCGTGGGATCATACTACTGCATGTGAATTATCAAACTTCAACATTCAAAACTGTAAAAGTGATGTTCAGGTATTTGATATGCAACGCTGTACTCAATCATTCATCTACAATGGCTGGATTGAGAAAACTACTAATCCTGGAGATCTATCTAACGGTGGTTGGATTATCGATGGTCTAAGTATGGAAGATTGTTTAAATCCATTAAACATGACCTTCTGTAAATTTATCATGAAGCAAAAGAACTTCCAAGGTACATCTGCAATTACCACTACCGATGAAACTAAAACTCGCTGGTTGTCTATTTGGGAAGATGGTAGTACTGAAATGATGCATCATGGTTTCCGTGGTACTGGTTCAATGAACTATGGATTCTTAACTTCAGAAAGTCGTTTCTCTAATAACTCTGCAACCTCTGGTTGGGTAAAAGTTGGTACTGTATTTGTTCCTAATGATGGTGACACTATTAATATGCGTATAATTGGTTCACTAGGTTTCTCTTCTTCAATGAACACTTATGAAGTTGCAAATGGTCGTCATGGTAATGGTGAAGCTACTATCAGAATCCAGAAAAAATCAAGTGCAATTGGAATGACTTGGGAAGGTCAAGGTTCATGTGCTGTTCAGGATGTTATGTACGTTAGTACTAAAACTGAATGTACTGTGTATGTTAAACTTGGTCCATATGTAATGAACTCAGTCGCCATCATCGAAACATCTGCAAAAGACCGTTTTTATGCTGGTGTATGTTTCCGTTGGACGTTCGACGGTACTAAAATGGCAGAGGCTGATGTATTAGCAACTCCTGGTATTCTACAGGCATTAGGTCAAGCATCGTGGAGTGCTGGTAATAATGGTATAGTATTAAGTGCAGATGGTTCAATTGGTATTAAAACTCTACCAATCGAAAATAACCAACTACCACTTTATATTAATGGTGTGTTGTATAAAATCGCATTAACTAAATAAATTAAAGGCCAATCGCAAGATTGGCTTTTTTGTTTTAACCCCAATAAATACTTGATATAACCATTATATAAGGATATTTTAATGAGTGCAACAAGAATTAAAGGTGCTGAAGGTGTAATAATTGATAGTAATTACTACCTTGAACTACCTAAAGCACAGACAAAAACTACTACCTTCGCTGAACGTGCAGGTATGATCCGTTATAATACAGCATGGAAAGCATTTGAAGGTATTCTTGATTTTGATGATGGTACAGTAGAATACAGACGCTTTGCAAATCTAGATGCTAACGGACAACTATTAACATCACAACTACCAGATTCAATAACAAGTGGTATGGATTATATCGGTACTTATTCACCGATTTCAGATGATATTGATCCACCAATTGTAGCAGGTCAATATGACAAACTTCCTGCACCATCAACATCAAATTCAGGGGATTACTTTATTGTTCGTGGTGTTTATGATGCAGCACAAGCACATTATACTGCAAACACTCCAAGTACTTCACCCGTAATTTTCACCGCAACTAATCCAAGTTCAGCAGGAAACTGGATTGAGATTAAGTACTATTTCGATATCGATCCGGTTGAAACAAGCAAAAAGATTGTTGTTGCTGCATTCGCACGAATTATTACTTCTGCAATTCCATCATCTGGACATGAAGGATTAGTATCACTTTCCAGCGATACTGATTTAACGGATGTATTCACTTCAACTAATGATCGCTCAATTGAAAAAGCATTAACTGATGGTGATTGGATTATCAGTACTGGTGTTAAACAACAACGCCTACGTAGTTCTCGTGTAAGTATAAGTGCTGGAGCAGTTACTTTTGACCGCACACTTTCTACTGCAACCAATCGTGGCTTTACATCAAGCACAGGTACAGTACAAACCATCACTGATAGTCTTATCCAATTCGGTTTACGCCGCACTGGAGACGCTATGTACGACGATGGCGGTAAAGGTGCCGGACGGTTAGGGGTAACTTATGGTACTGCCACAGCCCCTGCTATTGCGTTTAACAATACTACATTTGACCCAACCTCTAATCCAGGAATTGATCCTACACTATGGTCAGATACTACAACTGGTATTTTCCATCCAGCTACTGGTAGCATTGGTTTAAGTGCTAGTGGAATAGAGCGTTTACGTATTTCTCCAACACAGATTATAACATATCCGGTAACTACTGCAACGGCAACAACACCGAATATTCTATTCTCAGCAACTGGTAATACTCAGCTTGGTCTTTTGACAACATCTAATACTATTAGATTTGTTAGTAATGGTGCGGTTAACGTTACCTTTGCACAAGGTCTAAGTACTTTTAGTGGTGATGTTTCCGTAACAGGTAACACGCAATTAGGTGATGCATCAACTGACACCGTTACTGTAACCGCATTAAGTAATTTCAATAATACAAGTAACAGTTTTGCTGGATTGCAGATGATATCTGGCTCAGTAATGACATTTAATGGTACAAACACTGCTTCAATTACCAAAGGTGCAACATCTTTGAATATTAATATGACTGCATATGATGATGTATCTATTATGGATGGAAGTACGCTACGTACTAAATTCAATAGGTATGGTATTCAGTTACCAGTTCTAAATCCAATTGATGATTCGGTTGGCGTTGATGGGATGATTGCATATAGTTCTTCAAGAAGTACTGTCATGCAGAAAACTGGTGGTAAGTGGGTTGTGGTAGGTTCTGGTGGTGGGGTAGCTACTACTTTCGCAGTATCAGATTGGGTCTTAAATGGTTCTAATTATAATTATACCATTACAAGTGCTAATATCCTAAACGTGACTGTTCAGGAATTAAGTGGTTCTAATTATAGTCCAGTTGAAGTTGATACTATCGTAATATCACCAACTAACGCAGTTCTATCAGTACCTGCAAGTCCAGATTTGAGATTTGCTGGTCGCGTAATTGTACAATATCAATAAAAAAAGGAGCCGTTGGCTCCTTTTCTTTTATACAGCCATTGGTGCTTTAATGGTTGCGTCTGGATTATAGTTCTCTAACCGGAATGAATCCATTGTGAACTTTTCAATATCATCAATTAAAGGATCAATCCATAGAGTAGGTAACTCTTTTGGAGTGCGTTCTAATTGCTCTTTAACTTGTTCAACGTGGTTTTTATAGATGTGACAATCACCACCCATCCAAATAAACTCACCAACTCCCAATCCACAAACTTGTGCTAACATATGAGTTAGTAGTGAATATGATGCGATGTTAAATGGAACACCTAAGAATAAATCAGCAGAACGTTGATATAACGTACAAGATAGTTTCCCATCAACTACGAAGAACTGACTAAATGCATGACATGGTGGTAGAGTCATTTTATCAAGTTCTCCAACATTCCATGCAGTCATGATATGACGACGACTGTCTGGATTATTTTTCAATCCATCGATTAATACCTGTAGTTGGTCAATCTTTTTACGATAAACATCAACACATTTAGCAGTATCCTCAGCAACTAGTTCATAGTTGTTATCTGTACAATAATTATATTCATCAACACTATTAACTACAATGTAATCATACCATTCACGCCATTGTTTACCATATACTGGACCCAATTCACCATCAGAATAACCTAATGCTACTCCCTGATTCTGGTAATTACCTGTCCAAATAGTTTTCTTTTCCCAATCACGTGTACCATGAAGTATTTCAGCTAAACGTCGTTCGTCATGTGAACCTTCAATAAACCACAATAGTTCAGATAGCATTGCTTTCCATGCTAAACGTTTGGTAGTTGTCGCTGGATAACCCGCGTTCAAATCAAACCGCATTGTTTGACCGATTAATTTGATAGTACCTGTACCAGTTCTGTCAGAACTCTCAGAACCTTCTTCAAGTACTTTCGCGTATAGATCGTGTAATTGCTGCATTTTCTTTCCTTAGATCATAAACTGTTTTATTCAACTCTTTAATTTTATTTTGGAATTGAATAATTATTTCTTCCATGTTGTATTGTATGCTAGACAACTCTCTGTCGTAGCGGTCTTCTGCCTCAGAATAACCATCTTTGTGAGAACGTTCGAGATCCTTTTCGTGGTTATATTCCAAATCGCCAATTTTTTTTTCGTAATCGACTACAGCTTCTTTATAACCTTCGTCATAACCTTCAGAATGGCCTAATTCCCTTCCAGCTTCAACACCTTCTTCGTAACCATCTTCGTATGAATATTCCGACATATATCACTCAAATTTAGAGGCGAAGTTATCCATATGTTCTTGCGTTGCACGGCGAGTACCGATGCCCGTCCATTTACCATGTGGTTTAGGAACACTTTCAACTTCTATAAATTGTTTTGTTTGATTACAGTACTGATATACTTTGTTATCCATAATATCGTAGTGATAAATTTCTTTATCTTCGTTATCACGGTCTAGGTACATTTGAACCGCCCATGCAGTTCCGCCATCTAATTGTGAAGGAGATACTAATTCACCGATGGTATATACTCTTTCAGTACAATAAATTTGATAGCTATTCCTAGCTAGTAAATTGTATACATAACCGAATCTAGGAACGCTTCTTCCTAGTGTTCGATTAGCTAATTTTAATTGATCCTGCACTTCTTTACAGGTTAGTAATTCGTTTGGTAATTCAACAACAGTACTTTCATCAACATGTGCTTTATGAGCAGCAAAGGAAAAGTGTATTTCATCTTGACCATTCGCTGACGCCCACAAACCAAAAAGGCGGTCAGCTCCCGCTGCACCGCCACTGAAACATACGTTTTCGAATCCCATCAAAATGACAGCTAATTCATTACGTTGCATCTTTATCTTCTAATTTTGATAGTAAGTCTTTAATACTTTCGTCTTCTAATGAAAAGCTAGTTTCAAGAGCCGCTAAAATAACGGCTGCTGATTTAATCAATGATGAACGAAACTCATCAAACGATATATGCTTATCTGGTCTAGAAGCACTTTCAAATAAGTAGTATCCTGCTAGACCTGTCCAATCATTTTTCGTTTTAAGATGGTCTGCTAAAGTATTTGGGTTGCTCATTTGACGTAAGCGTTCTTCGATAATTAAAGAAATTATCTCATCCCTAGATACTTTTGGCATTTATTCACCTTTTCGTTCTTTTAGAACTTTCTTGACTAGTTCAACTGCTTTAGTTTGTGAAATACCTTCAGGTAGTTCAACGAAAACAGAAGTAGTATCACTTGATGCTGCTGGTAGTGTACCTTCATATGGGCGAAGACTTGGATCTAGGCTATATGCACGGTCACGGTTTTCACGAGCTAATTGCTCGTATTTGTCAGCTTCTTCAAGTAGACGACCTACGATTGAGTTCTGTTCTGGATATTGATTAGCAGATTGCTCATAAGGATTGAATGACTTAACAGTACCGTCCTGAACAACCGAAGATTGATTGATTTCTTCGTTTAGAACATTAAGTGGGATTTTGTTATTTCCACCAACATGCATATCAACATCTAATGTGTTTTGTTTACGGATATAACCCATGCGGTGTAATACAGATAGCATATTACTACCTTCTAGAGTTCCGATTTTGTCCATTACATCCCATAGTTCGATAGAACTTTGACCGCGACCTAGAACTAGTTCAGCTACACGGTTAGAATAAACTTCCGGTAGTGAATCGCGATAAATCACCAAGCAATGCAATGGATCATTTTCAAGCTGACGCCATACTACGAAGACACGAGAGCCAGTACTGCGAATAACACCGCAGTGGCGAGTAATTCCGCTCATATTACTCTCCTTGTTCTGCTGAGTCAGCAGCTTTTTGTGCAGCTTCTTGTTCAGCAAGAATTGCAGCAGAGAAATCTTGGAAACGAGAAACGATTGGTGCAACTTCAGCTAGTTCTTTAACGTTAAAGATACCGCGTTCAATAGCTGCTTCCATGATTTTAGTTGCATTGACAATATCAATGTATTCTAGCTGTGGTCCAGCAACTTCGTTATTTTGTTCACTCATTATATACACTCCATGTATTTTTAATAATTATCTATATTATACCACAAAATTGTAGTACGTTTCAAAAAAATAAGGCCGTCATCCATAACGACCTCCTATTTATGTTTATCGATTTTCCGCTTCGTATTCGTAATGAACAGTAACACCGAATGGTGATTCTTTGCGTGGATTAGAGTGTACAATAAACAATGTATCACAATAATCAGGATCGCCCCATGAACCCCACGGTTCACCATCAGTAAACATAACTAACTGCTTAGGACAGTAATTCTGTTCTTTCATGAAATCCCAAACTGCCGTGAATAAAGTACCGCCACCGCCTTTTACTGGATATGAAAGAATTTGTTGTTCTTGACCATTAGTATAATCGTGTACTTCATAAACGTCCGTATCAAAGGTTAGAACCCTAATCTTAAATTGAGAGAACTGTTTAGTAATTCCGTATACTTCAGATAAAAAGTCTTTTAGCATCTCAGTACTAATACTTCCAGAAGCATCTAATGCAACGCAAATATCAATATCTTGATCTGGTTTTAGACCTGGGAATATTGGATAACCAAACCCAATTCCATTAGCCCACGAACGACGAGATGGCATCATATAACTAGTATCATTCTTAATTAGTGAACGAATAGTACGGTTTAGTTTAGAACGCCAATCAATTTTAGGTTCCTTGAACTCATCAATCATTGCACGGATTTCAGGTGGTGCACCTTTTGCCATTGCAGCGTTAATCATGGCATCTTTAAATGATTCCATAAATGATTCCAATTCTTCTTCTGAGAAGTTAGGAAGATCATCGTATTCTTCATCAGAATCTTCAGGGTTATCGGATTGTTGTGGAATATCATGCTGGTCTAATGTACCACCACCTTTACCACCACTACCGGAACCACCACCACCGCCATCACCATCTTCTACAAGTTTATTGTAGATTTCTTCTGCTGCCATTCCTTCATATTGTGGATCGTACAACCAGGTTGATTGAATCTCACCTAGATTTTTATCACGATTAATAATCTGGTTAATTGCAAAGTCTGCCGCACGGTTCCATTTATTACGATCACGAGTTCCTTTACGCAAGAAATGGTTATACGCACAGTGAAGAATTTCATGACATAATGCAGCGATTAGATTCTTTTGTGTTAGTCCATCAAGAGAATTCTTGATTTGTTCTTCAGTGATAGAATCAATTGCATCACGAAGTTGATCTTCATATTCTTTACGAAGTGCTGGGTTTTCAATACCTGTAATGAACTCTGCATTATAATATAGATGCTTACCATCTACAGCTAGGGTTCTGCACCATGTATTGTTTTCAACTAGTTTAAGCTGTGCAGCAAGTACTCCGAAGAATGGACACGTCATGACCATTGCAGTACGTGCAACAATAATACGGTCAAGACAATCTTTAGATTTTGCAGCAGAAACTTGATACTTAGGTTTTTTGTTTGACATAACTTCCTCAAATCATAAAAGGGGCATAAGCCCCTTTATTAATTACTTCATTGAACGTGCTTTACGTAGTAGCTCACCATAATTTTTAACGAAGTCACGGAATACTGGAACTTCACTATAAGTGATGATTACGTTTGCATCAGTAATTGCACGAATAGCATGTACAATTAGTTCTTTTTGAGTTTCAGCAAAGTTGGTATCAATGAAAGTTAAGAAGTTGGAGCAATATGTACCCCACTGTTCAACTTCCAATTGTCCACGTTGACGGAAATCTGCTAGTTCAATAATTGCTTGGGTAAGACTCAATGTAATAAAGTAGTTTTTAGAAATTTCTTCTTTATGTTTACCGAAGCTAGTAATTGTCCCACTTAGAATATCACGTACTGATGGTAGGTCTGCCATTTGTTCAACATAAGTAGTGTATTCGATGCCTGCACGAGTACCAACGCGACCTGCAACCATTGCTTTATATACAGGTGAAGAAATATCAGTACTTAGACGATGATCTTCAATATCAGCAACACGAGTCCATGAACGAGGTGAAGCACCACCTGCATGACTTGTATCTTTTGGACTTAAAGTGTTAAACCATTTTGCACCAGTTTCTTTGATGAATGCGATAGTGGTTGCATTCACACGATTAGGAATTGCAAAGTTTTCAATCCAATCGTTATAGTCTGGAATCATTTCAACGTGAGTCATGCGGTCACGTAGTGGAGTTGCAAGACTAAATGTTACACCACCATCAGTCTCACGGTTACCCGCTGCAAGAACTAGAGCTTTCTTTGGTAGTACTAGTTCACCAACACGGCGATCAAGAATTAGCTGATATGATGCGGCCTGTACAATTGGCATTGCCGAGTTGATTTCATCAAAGATGATAACCCCTTCCCAATCTTCAGGTAGTTGTAAAATCTGTGGAGAAGCCCAAACTACACCAACTTGTTCGGTATATCCTGGATTATCTGCAAGCTCAGATTCCATAATAACGCGACCATCTTTAGCAAAGTATGCTTTTACTGGAATTGGAATACCACGTAAATCTGATGGTTCAATTTGTGATAGACGGAAATCAATAAAGTTCATGTCTTGATCAAGTAGTAGACTATTAAATTTATCATAATCTGCCATTGTGACCATTGGGTCATCTTCGTTTTGTGCACGACGAAATAGTTGGTCTAATTTTTCTTGGCTTTTACTACGGAGAGGATAATGTGTATTCGCATATTGTAATGCTAGTGCGGATTTACCGATACCTGGTGGACCCCAAATCATTAGACTGTCACCAATAGCGTCAGCGACTGCCATTGCTTCAAGTACTTGGGATGCTTTTAGATCATAGCTTAGGATATTTACAGGGGCTTTTGACTCACTCATACTTCAATCTTTACCTTTGTTATAATTAAAAAATAATCAGATCCATCTGACAAAAAGAAAGCACTGAATCATCAGTGCTTTGTTTTAGATTTCCATCATTTTCTTAGTGCTATTATACCATAAAAAATTTTAACGTTTCATAAAAATGTCGCAAACAGTTTGTTGAAATCATCACTACAAAAAGTAAGCTGTGCTATCACTAAATCGTCTGATAAGTACAAAGTATCTCCATCAACATAATATGGAGTGGTGCAAATACGGTCAAGTGAGGTAAAAACGTTCGAAGTTCGGTCATTTCGTTTTAAGGGAATCGCAAGAAACTCATATAACGAATTTTCTTCACATATTCTATATCCTAATTTACTCAACCTAAGACCACCACCAGTTCTGTAATTATCAAAAATAGATATTAGAATCATTCTGTCCGAGAAATCACAATCAAAATCATGAACTTCTCGGATTGAACCTAATACTTTATATTGAAACTCAGTACTGTTGGTTTTCGGTATCATAATTAGATTCCCACAAAACCTTTTTGTTGTGCATAAGAGTCTGCTTCAGCAGCACCGACTTCATAGTTCTGGACACCATCTTTATCAATATAAGGACCAAAACCTTCAGCACCATATTCTTCTTCTAGTTCTTCTTCAGAACCCTCAACACTATATTCATCATCAACTTCAGGTGAAGTTAATTCTTTCAAAGAATCAGAAATATTCTTCAAATCTGAAGTTAATGATTCCAAATCTTCGATTGAACCATCAGCAATTTGTCCTGATAATTCTTTTAGGGAGCCAATAATCTCTTTTAGTAATTCAGGAGCAGAAAGTTCAGATTCGACCTGAACTTCTTCTTCTGAATCATAAATGTCATCAATGGATTCCATTAGTTTTTTCATGTTACTCATTATAGACCTTCCATATACTTTTTATATTGGCTAGAAATAGATTCAAAGATAGAATCAACAGATTCGTCTTCTTCAGATTCGCCAACAAGTGGATTGTCACCTAATGCAGTACCAGGTTGTTTGTCTTTGTATGCATGACGAGAATTTACAATACCATCATCATCATAGAATTCAGGATCTGGACGATTTTCAGCGTCTTCTTGCATGGTACGTTTCCAATAGAATGCATTCCCTTTAGGAACAACGATGAAGTTATCACCTTCAAATCCATTGGTTTTTTCTTGACCGTCTTCAACACACTCAAATTCACTTCTGAATGGACCGAATTCTTGTGATTGGCCAGCTTCAGAGGCAACTGAATCTTCGTCTAGTGATAGGTCAGGGAGTAGGCTTTCAGCTACAGATTGGTCAGCGTCATCAACTTCTTCTTCAGAGTCGGCAATATCTTCTTCAAGTTCTTGACTTTCATGAATACCTGCTAATGAAGACATACGACCCATATCGAACTCGTCATCACCAGCAGAATCAAATTCATCTTCTGTTTCAAACTCGTCATCTCCGCCATCAAAAGATTGTACATCAGCAGCACCGTCAATGTCAACTGAATCATCGCCAAAATCGGTCACAGAGCCAGCTAAATCGCTTACAGCAGAGCCGAGGTCATCAGCTCCAGCATCGCCCAAATCGTCAGCACTAGGTGCTAATTCAGGACTCATGATAGGTTGGGTTTCATCTTCACCGCCCATGCTATCAAAATTTAATGGAGCAATGGCAGGAACTGAAGTCATTCCACCCATTTGAGGCGAACCACGCTCCGCTTGCCCTGCTAGGGCAAGCATACGAGAAAGAGTATCAAGATCGCTAGATTCTAAACCTTGTACATCAATACGAACGGATGCCTCATTAATTGTTTTTTTCATAATAACTAATTCCTTTTATATTAATCTGTAGTATTTAATGAATTTAGAATCTCTGTTGCTTCACGTTGTTTACCAGCTAGAATAATATCTGCTGCTAGTAATGAAACTTCATCACCACGACTAAGAAGTACTACAATATTTCTTGCTAATGGAGATGCTTTAATTCTGTCAGCCAAACCTTGTAATCCAGATTCTTCAGAACCTTGTGGAGCACCGTTTTGTGCTGGTGGTTGTTGTCTACCCTGATCCGGTTGCGGTCTGTTTTGTTCTGTATCAGAACCTGCACCACCTACATTTACTTCAGGAGCCTCATCACTTTGGTCTTGAGTATCAGTATCACCTTGTTCAGCTTTACTAGACATGTCATCTAGTACTTTACGAGAAATATCAGAAGGAAGTAATTTTCCTGAATCGGAAATAAAACGACCATCACCTACATACTTATATGAAACACCTTTTTTAGACTTCCATTCAGTACCGATTTTAACAGTTTCAGTGGAGTTATGTTTCACAATAGCTGCTTGTGCTGCACGTTCTAATGGTGCGGCTGCTGATTGGTTGATTGGTTGTTTAGTTTCTGATGAGAACCAACGACCATTCTTTTTAAAGTACTTCTTACCTTTACCTGAAGTATATACATATCCATCAGGAACAACAGTACCTTTAGCACTATCTTGAGCTGGTGCATCTGAAGAATTAGATTCTTCACCGTTCTGTGCCATTTCTTGCTTAGCGTAATTTTTAATTCTATCCATATAAGCTTCAGGATATTCATTACCGTTCTGCAAATCTACAAATGCATCACCAACATAAGTAAGGGTGTTGCCTCTGTACTGAACAGTAGTTCCTACCGGAAAAACTTCATGAGGATTGTTGTTTAGCTTTTTAATATAATCTTTTGCTTCAGCATTGAGTTCTTCTAGATTATCATCTTTCTTTATTACTCGGTCACCTTTATGGAACCAAGCACCTTTGCGATAAATGTAGTCACCCATTTTAAAGTAACTAGGAATCTCAGTACTGTTTTTGTCACCTAATTTTAGGTCAGAAAATTTATTATCTTCTGCTTCAAATAGATTTTTCACACGAGCATTAATACTTTCACTAAGAAGATTGCCGTTAATGGTAAAATTCCCACGGCCTACATAGGTATATGCAGTTTTATTAACTTTATATGATTTACCGATTTGTAATTCATTACTTGTGTTGTGTTCGTTAATTTGTTGTAGAGCAGACTTATTCATTTTGAAGTTATGTGTGCTTTCTACAATGTTTAAAGTAGAGCAGTTCATCCAAGAACCATCAAGGTACATATATTCTGTACCTTTATTTGATGTATAAACATAGTTATTTGGAATTGAAATGTTATTACCGTAGGATTTAAACATTATCTTCTCCTATTAAGAAATTAGTCGTAGTAGTTTTTCACGGTCTGCTGGACTTAACCCTGATAACTCACCTTTGAAACTATCATTACCAGCAGCAGGTGCAGGAGATGAATCGCCTTGACCTTGTTCCTGACCTTGACCCTGTTCTTGTCCTTGAGCTTGGCCTTGTTCCTGACCTTGTTGTTCAGGTTTATTTTCGTCTTCAGCATAATCAGTGTTTAGCTTTTGGACTGCTTTCATTAAAGCTGCACCAACATCTTTAGGAGTGAATGAACGACGTTCATTATTTCCTAAGAAAGAAACATCTAATTTGTTACCTTTGAAAAATGCAGCAACATCAGAAAACGAAACTGCTTGTGGGTGTGAACCATATTTACGTCCAATATAACGCTTAAAATCATTCCACAACTGGTTTGCCATTTGTCCGGTTTCTTGAGAACCTTGCTCAACTTGACCGGAACCAAAGAAACCTTTTACTTTGCCTTTCGCTGAGTCAATCGCTGATTGGCTACGGCTATAAGGACGCTCGTTTAATGGCTCTTGTTGTCCATCAAACATTTCTTCTAAAAGACTCATCGATTACCCCTTTTTACCAAAGCCAGCAGACATATATTCTGAGTACGGCTTTTTGTCTTTTTTATAACTGTCAATTGCATCTTTTACTGCGGTATCCGCACGACCTTGACCAGCAATTTCCTCAGCATTAACTTCAGGAACTTCTTTATATTCAGGATCTAGTAGGCGAGGCTCATAATCATCAAATTCAATATCATCTTCAGAATCAGCAATTTCTTCCTGATAAGGTTCTAAGTTGTTACGAACGTGAAGTAAACCTTCAGACCATTGTAAAAGACTTCCGATTTCAAATAATAGTACTTGTGGTTGAATCCCACGCTTACATTTAAAATCGAACATCCAAATTTCACCACAATCTAGATTATAGAAATCAATTGGGTTTGATTGGAAAATGGTTTTCTTTAAAGGACCAACTTCAAAAGCATCATATCGGTCTGTAAGTCGGGTTACGACTTTATGTAATTCTTCTGTGCTTGGCTCACAAGCAAATTTTACACGATACGAATATTCTGGAGTAAGTTCTGTTAATATTTTTTGTAATTTATTCATGTTAACTCCGAGTCACAGTAATTTAATTTATTTATTACGTTTCATTGATGCAAGTAGCTCGTTGCGTGATTTTACTGCAACAACCTTCTCACCTGGAATTGCGTTAGGGTCATTACTGTTTCCTAACGCTACTGGAGTCTTAGATTTCTGATTAAGTTCGATTTCCATCTTATCTTTCTTAATCTGCATATCAATTAGTTTAATATCAGAGTCGATGACTTTCGAGTGAGCATCAAGTGCAATTTTTAACATTGCGTTTGCTGCGTTAATCATTTCTGATGCGAATCGGTCTTCGCAATTGAATGCTCTATCAAAAATATCTTCGAACCGGTCTTCAGCTAACTTAGCTAATCTGTCTAAATGAGTTTTACGATGTGTAATATCGGGAATATCTTTAAGTTGTTCACGATATTCTTTTAACTGGTTCATTGAGCGGCGAGCTTCTTCAATGTCTTGTCCAGTAATTTCAGTACTTTCATCTTCATCATCTGAATATAGGTCACTTGCATCAGCACCATCTAGTAACTTCTGAATATCTTCAGAACTTGCTAGTCCTAGTGCTTCCTCTACACCACGTTTTACTTTCATATTAATTCTTCCTGTATAGTGATTTCTCAGTTATGATTTTAAACTCAATTTTATTCTGCTGACATAAAGCCATAGCTGCTGACCATTTTGCTTGATTAACAAGTACTGTGATCTTATCTTTGCGAGTTTTTGCAAACTGCATATAACATTGCTTTTCAGGTTTAATTTCTAGTAACTGAATTTTTTCGGCACCGCTCAATGGGTCAATGTATTTAACTAAAAAATCAGGCCAATAATTTTTAACCTTACCCTCTACAGGGCAGGTATATTGTATTGGAAAAGGTTCAACTGACCATTCCAGTACAGTAGGGTTCATATCAAGTGCAATCATCACATCTTTTTCCCACGAACTACGATAAATTGGTGGGTTAGATGATTGGTACTTTTTAATATTCTGGATAGAATATACACCCTGTGCTTGTTTTGTATTCTTTATTTTTGCTGGGTTAAACTTTTGCATTAAAAATCTCCTAAGATATTACCTAGACCAAATTTGGATGTTGCAGTACTGATTATACTTCCTAAGTTAAGAGCACTCGCACCTTTCGTTACAGCACTTCCTATATTTCGGATAGTATCTGGACTAATATTACCGTTCAGAATATCTCTTGCTGATGTAATAATGTCGTAGCCAGCAGTACCAGCCCTGATTATTTTACCAACAGTTAGAACACCAACGTTCTTATCATCCATTTGACCAAAGTACTTGAAGAATCCAGATTTACCTAAACCAGTAGTATCGGTAATTAAATTACCAATCCCAATTGTAGGTACACTGATTGAGTTATAACCATCCGGCCCTAAATGACCAATACCTTCATACTTCAATGAAATTGAAATAACACCAGGATCACCAGAGCTTTCCATTGATTTTGTTTCTAAGTTAATATCTTCAATAAAGACGTTAAACATGTTATGACAAGTATATGTATCATTGTCAATTTCATAGATGTTTATTTGTTTAAAGAAGTACTGCTTATCGGAGTTGCCGTTATTCATAACAGAACGACCCCAATTACCACCCATTGCTTCAAATTCCAATGGAGTGCTTAGAACGTCATTTCTAAAAGATGCTGCACTTTTAACGAAGAAATCACCATAATAATATTTACGGTAAGCATCGATTAATAAAAAAGCAGCTCCATCTACAGTATCGTAGAAAGTCATATTTACTGGTTTGTAGTCCAACTTCCCAGCTTGTAAACGAGTACGGTTGTACTGGTTTAATTGTTCTACTGTAAATTGAGTACTAGGTAGATTCACATCTCTTACAAAACACGATACGTTTTTAACGTCAAATCCAGTATGGGTATCCGGTAATTGTGTTTCGATAAAGTTTTTAGCGAATGATGTTAGTACAAATTCAACAATAAAACTGTATTTTAATTTCGGCAGTACATAGTTTGAAAAACCACCTTCACCTGCTGAACTGAATACTCTTTGTGCAGCGTTATATTGTTCTAGTGGAGGATCTTTGATAATTGATGCGGAAGATACTACACTTCCAACAATATCAGTACTGACTGCCACTAGAGAATCTAAGAAAGCCATATATTATCCTTATAAACTTGTATTACCAAAAATCTTATCAACAATATCAAGTGCACTATTAGTCTTATCAGATAGCAATGAATTAATTCTGTCTGAGTACATTTCTTCAATCATATCATATTGAACACAGTTATCTGGTTTAATAGTTAATTTCATTGTTAAGTACTGAGATGAACCATAATCAAGGGAATCCCATGAAATATCGGTAATAATGCAACCATAGCAAACCCAACGGTCTAAAGTACTTAATGCGTTATAACCTTTACCACCAACGAAATCGTCAATAGCATTTACTAGTCCTGCGTTGTTTGTTACTGCTGTCGCCGCATCAACGGCTGTATCTCTAATTAGATTAGTAAGAGAATCATCAGGGTTTGCACCACCAGTAGTTTCAATCATCATTCGGAATTTGTATCCGGCGAATGGTTGTTCTGATTTTGCTGATATTCTGCGTTGGAAATCTAATTGTTTTTGAAGTTGGCGTATAATTGCTTTCGCTGCCTGGTTATCTACCGAATCACGAATAGTCAGGGTGATTGGTTTCCAATCCCAACGTCCTACATAAGAGGTATTTGTTGCGAACTGATATAATTGGTGAGTTTCGAAAGAAATGCTCGGACGGTCTACTGATTCAACTTCAAGTGCAATATGGTCTTTTTCATCTATGTCAATACCAAAATTATAAACGACCACGCGAAACTTGTGTTTCACTTTTGGCTGACTCATTGTTTTGTTTCGACCACTAGGTAAAGGAACGCCATATTTATCCATCATGCTTGCCATTACATTTTCCCCTATTTAATATGGTATGTATAATTATATTTAGCAATAAAAAAGCCCTGAACATGTCAGGGCGTTTATTTTTATTGACCTTGGTAGAAATTGGAATCTGGTAGAGTCTCGGAGTTGATTGCCGTTGGACTTGTACTAATAGAAATTGAATTCTTAGGAGTACCGTTACCTGCGACTTCATCACCTAGAGCTTGACCTTCTGGTCCAACTAGAACACAACCATCTGGTTGTAGTGACATAGTAATTACTTGTGCTTCTGAGCTGGAATAATCCCACTCACCGAAGTTTGAATCAGTAATAAAACATCCTTGGCAAATCCAAGTATGTAGTGTTCCTTCATAAAGGTTGGTTAAGTTTTCACTATTCGAGCCGTCAAGAGCCTGAATCCACATTTCGAATTTATACTGTGAAGCACTAGTACGAGATTCTTGTGAGTAGTAGTTGAATTCTTTACGCATTTGGTTCCAAATGGCTTTCAATGACATGTTGCCTACTGAGTCGCGGAATGCTACTTCAATTGTTGACCATGTATATTTGCCTTTGTAGTGTGCCGAACTGTTATAACTGTGAACAGTTATATTTTCGTGCTCCACATGAGGTGTACCAACAGTATTCGTGTCTAATGTAATATAATTACCGTCTTCGGTATTACCAAAGCCGAAGAATACTACACGGAAACGATACTTTGGCTTAGGTTGCTTCATTGGTGCACGTGCTGCACCTGGAATTGGAGCACCATATTTATCCAGTAAATTTGCCATTATTGATCTCCTAAAATCTAAGGGAATAATCTTTAATGTATTTATAAACTTTCAGGGGTTGGAAGTGCATTAGTAATAAAAACAAAAAAAGGGAGCCAAAGGCTCCCTTAATATTATGAAGTTAAACTATTTTCCAAACGAATCGGAATATAGATGAAGTTGATTGAACGAGTCGGAACAAGTGCAATATCCATCCACAATTCATTTGCATCAATACGTGAAGTTGTGTTGTTTGATTCATCACAAACTACTAAGAAGTCGTAAAGACCATTTAGTTGTACAATTTCAGCTAGGAAGTTGTTAACAACTGAAGTGAATTCTTGACGAGTACTTGCAGTGTTTAGACGGAACAAGAACGGTTCAGCTAGTATTGATAGTTGAGTACGGATGTAAACAACAAGACGAGCAACGTTAACACGACTTAGTGCAGAACTATCATCAGCAGCTAGAGTTTTATCCCCATATACTAGAAGTCCACGGTTAGGACGCATTGCAATTGGGTTAATCTTGTTAACATACATTGTATCACGTTGACCCTGATTATATACTACTGGAGCATATTCACCTTCGTCATTGATATAACCAACTGAAGCAGCATTTGTAACAATACCACGTTGTGTACCTGCTGGTGGATACCAAACATAACTTACGCTATCGCTATAAGCATATGTACGCATCGCAACAGTACTTCCTGGAACTGCAACTTCAGAACCATCAACGTTAGTACCTAAACACCATCCCATATACTGTGCAGCATATGAATAAGCAGTTGTACGACCTACTTCACCATTACTTGCAGCGTTGTTTGCATTGGTCGCCCAAGCTTGAACATCTGTAGCAACAGGAGCTAAACGTGCTGGAACATCAGTTACGATGAATGCAGTTTCTTTACGGTCAGTGTTCAATGTTACTAGTTCATCTAGAAGTTCTACATATCCTGGAACACACATTAAGTTGAACTGGATACTTTCAGCACGAATATCTTCGTTACTTACTACTACTGATGCTAAAGCTTCAACGATAATTTTACGTTGTGCTTCACGTCCAAATAGACCAGAACCATCTAGGCCAACACCAGAAGCAACTGTCCATACGCCATTTTTCATTACTTTAACAACACCTTCAGTTGAACCTAAGTCCACTGCAAGCATACCATTTTGGTATAGTTCTGCACTTGGAACATCACCATTAGTGAAGTCTTCAAATACAAGACCGTTTAAAGTGCTTTGGTCAGTACTATCTAGTTTTAACCATGTACCTGAAACATTACGGTAGAATACATAACCATCAATACCCTGTGAAAGTGGTTGAACCCAAAAATCACGGTCTGCTGCTGGTTCGTCTAATTGAACGTACATGTTAGTACTTGCATCAATCAAATCCCAACTATCAGTTGAAACGTTAGCAACATATAGAACTACGTCCAACGAATCAGAGTTGCTGAAGTTGTACCAGTAAGTGCCTTCTGCTGCTTTAGCAGTTGGAGTACTTGGTGAAACACGAATGTTGTTTACGTTAACCAATGAATAGTTGCTGCTATCAACAGTTAGTTTAGAAAGTTCTGATGAACTGAATAGTTGTTGACCTGAATTAGTAGTAACGAAACTATAACCATTTTTATTACTTACAATTAGGGAACTAGTACCAGTGAAAGTAAATCCAGCATTGATTAGTTCAGCACTTTTGTTAAGGTTAGCAATAATAGTAGAAACATTAATAACTTCGCCAGTTTTAACAGCTACAACAGTTACTGATTTATTCAAGAACTTGAAAGTTAGTGAACCATTCGCAGTTGCTAATGCACCTGTTGATTGACCAGCAGGAACTGCACCCGCACTAATTGCTGCGATTGAACCAGCTTTAGTGTATAGTGAGAAGCTTTTACTGTCTTCGTCAAAAAGAGCACCGAAATATGTATTTCCGAAAGTACCGGATTTTGCTTCAATTTCGTAGAAGCTATTACCTGTCCAAACACTTACTTCAGACCAAACCGCAGTTAGGGAAGCATAACGTTTTAGTACAAAGCGAGTACCAAAATAGTTTGAACCATTTTTAGTATATCCATCACGAATCCAAATGTTACCGGTTAGGATACTAGAACCTGTAGGTACTTTGTTAATAGGTGATAGGTAAGTTTCAACCTGTACAAGACCAACTGCTTCATATTTGTACATAAGCATTTGTCCAGTACTTGGAATGTGGCGAACTAGTAAATCGTCTACGTTTAGACCAGTAGTGTCAACGTCTGCAATGTGTTCTTCGCTAACGATAGTAACAGGCTTAACCTGCCAATCGTAGAAACTTGTTGGGTTGTCAATCTTAGCAACATATGCTTCGATTTGTGATGATTTTGTGTCTAACCACAATGTGCCGTTAGATACCGGACCAGTTGGTGCAGTACCAGTTGGTGCCAATTGTGCTAAGTCAATATCTGCACGAACTACATAAGCACGGTTTGCAATACCCATGTAACTGTATAGTGCATGAAGACCGTATTCGTTTAGTTCGTCACCTTGAACTACTGAACCATTACTCGATTGGAAAATCGGTGATCCATATGTTTCAAGTGCGTTGCGTTGCGATGTAATTAGTTTAAGTGTACCTGCGTTAGCCTTAGTTGTACCAGTTGCAATTGAACTGCTTCCAGTAACTAGCTTATCTTGTGCAGTTGCAATAACAAACAAAGGCACTGTTCCGTTAGCACTTGTAGCACTAATGGTTTCATCGGTAACTGAAACACTAACACCAGGTGATTGTAAATTATCAGCCATTTAATCCTCCAAAAATCTTGGGTTTATTCGAATATTCGTATAATTATATTTATTGGAGGATGAACTGTAAGGTGTTTAAACGAGAATATACTTATATAACGCGTAGAATGTCATATGCCTGATTATATAGGTCATTTAGTGTTCCAGTATTCTCTACGATGTAGTCAGGATGATTGATACCTACCCAACCGTACTCTGAGCTATGAATGCCATCTAAGGAACGAGGAATAATTAAGTCCACATCAGCAGTATTTTTATGTAAATTATACTTGTATGCATCCCAATACCACTCAGGCAACTTACGCTGTACTTCAATAATGATACCATTCTGTTCACGAACTAATTTTACTTCATTAGGAAAACGACAATCAGTAATGATAATCTTATCACTGTCCATATTAAGAATGCGTTTTTCTAAACTGAACAACCAGATATTATCATGAAAATGCTTTCTAAGAACATCCGTACCCAAGTTCTGTAGTACCCAACGTGGAGTTACAGGACGACCCATTTTGTTAGTCCAGAATGCATCTTCTTGTTCACGGATAATACGAGATTCTTCGGTATTTCCTTCAAGCATTTCACGATCCCAACCGAATATAACACTTACTGCATCTTTTAATGATTCAGCAAACGATACTCGCTGGTATCCATTATCAATAAAAACTTTAGAGAATGTATCTTTTCCTGAACCAATGGTTCCGTTAATTGCAACTATTTTACGTTCCATGTATTTTCTTCCTTAAACGAAAAAAGGAAGAACCTTTTTAAGGTTCTTCCAATAATTATCAAATATATTAGCCTATGATAAAGCCTAGTGGGTTACTACCATCTTCGTAACGGCGTAAGCGGTCACGTAATTCTTGTTGCATACGGATTGCGTTTGTTAGCAAATCTGCACCATCAAGAGAGAATGAACCTTGCGGCCCAGGTAGGGTTGCGAACTTCGAACGGTTACGGCCTAGAATCATCATCGCTTCAGATAAAGCCCAATCACGTAACCACGGATAAGTACTTTGAGTTTTGAATAGTAATGGTTCTGGTTTATTATGATATACATGTAGAAGTACTTCTTCTTCACCACGAATATCACGCTCTAGTGTTAGCTTTTTAGTTACTGAGTTCCAAAGGAACATAATTTCTCGACCAAACATACGACCAACAGTTTCATCGAATTGGTGATATAAGTCATAAGTTAATAGACCTCCACCAGTACTTCCACGAACTGCACTTAATAGATATGTGTTACTGTATGCTAAAGAAAATGGATCTACGGTAGAACCTGAACCCGAAACAACACCATTACCACGGCGATAAATTCTGCGAACAATTTCAACTTCAGTTGGTAGTTCGTATACAGAATCAGATTCGTAAAACTTCATATGCAAGAATGCTTCTTCTTTTGAAGCACCAGCCCATGCTCGGTAGTTTGCTACTGCATTATCAATACAAACCTCAAGCTGTTCATCGGTGATTTCAACTTCTACGGCACCTGCACCTAGCATTACTGTAACAACACGTTTCATTTCTTCACGGTGATCGTACTGTGGAGAATCTGGATTACCAGCATAATTGTATGACATAAAAAAATACCCCTAAACATGTTTATATATCATATTTAGGGGTACAGTATTAAAACTTAGTACAGTTTTGTGTGAAATAATTCAAGCGTTGAGTACTATATGGACCAACTACTAAAATCTTAGTTTCAGTTTCCCCACTAATAAAGTTAGTTGGTGCACCTTCCATATTACATATAAATTCAATCTCATCTAGTAAATCAGTTGAATCTGCTACAAACAATTGTTGTTCACATCCTGCATCAACCCAATCCGAGAAATCTTTATTGAATAGTTTATGTTCATTAGCACCAGCATATGATGACCGTGTTGGGTCGAACTGATTCATAATTTCCATACCTGCACGTACTGACATACGAACTAAGTCTACTGGAGATTGACCTTTCAAAACTACAACTACTTGATGTACACTCATTACTTACCTATTATACGATGATTTTGTTGCTTGGAACAAAAATCTGAGATTCGGATTCTTTACTTGCTTCGATAGATTCGATTGCACTTACATATGCACCTGCGATTTCTTCTGAAGGTACAGAAACCGACACGATGTTATATTTGAAGAAAATGGTATTTTCTTCTGCGTCAGTTAGACCTTCTAGATAATCACGGATGATCATTTCACCTTGTTCATCTAGACCGAACTGGCATGGATTACGAACCACGATTGCATCATTCGCATCATCTTGGATAGTACCGATTAGTGGACCAATACCATTGATGAAAATAATTTTTACGTTGCTTGATACTTTAGACATTTTAACTTCCTTGTTAATTTAATTAAGTTCGTATAGATTCTTTGTTGCGTAAGTTACACGAGAATCAATGATTCTTTCGATAACTTCCCAATTTCCACCTGCTAATCCTGCTCCCATTTTAGGGAAGTGCAGATGTACACTATCAACTAGTTTTAATCCTAAAACTGTTTTAGCGGTGTTATTTAGTTCTGTAAAAACACTGTCAATTGCATCATAGCTGACATACTTTTTACCATCATACCCATAGAACTGTTGGGTTATTGCATTACAGATTACTAGAGAACCGTGAACTGGATGATTAATCATAGTTCCTAACTCTAGTCTGTTGTTGTTTTTAACGTACTCGTCATTATATGCTTCATACGCTTTTGGAAATCGTTCACGTAATTCTTTGGCGAAACCAGTACCCATTCTTCCCTGTGCATTACAACCGTGAATAATGAAATGTAGTTCGTCACCACACATGAACTGAGGGCGGGTATCTAGTAAATCAAATAGATTCCCGTAAAAATAATTAATCATACAGCCTCAGTGAAAAAAGGACTTCCGAAGAAGTCCTTTTAATTATAATCCGAAACGGATTCGCTTTATCTCTTTACGATTTTTTCTTGCAGTATTACTTTGGTGAAGTCTTAATCCTCGTTTATTATCTTTAGACAAGTACCATGTATCTTCCGGTACGTCATAATCACAATATCCGTCTTCCGTAATCGTTCCTAAGAAAGCTGACTTTTTAGGAATATCCACAGATGATTTAACACTTTCAAAAATGCCTTTAGCTAATTTCTCTCTAAAACTAAGCATGATTTTTCTCCCAAATTGTAATACGAAGGAATCTGTTTCCTTCAATATTATTTAGGGTTGTTTAACTGTTCCGAAATAAATTGCAATACTTGTTCGTGTGTACAAACTGAAAGTACTTTATCAAGAATTTCATCATAGAATTCTTTTCTTTCATGGTACTTTCGAATCAATTCAGTACGTTCAAGTACTGAATCTGCTGTAGGTAGGGAAGGTTCATATTCTACACCTAAGCTTTCTGCAAGGTCTTTTACTCTCTGCATACGTGCAGCATGTCGATCATGCATTTCACGTACTTTTCTTTCTCCTAGAGTAAAGTGTGACATATTAACTTTAAAATGCGTTTCTTCATCCAAGATGTACGCGTTAATATCAGACGAATCCTTTCGTTTCATTTTATGCTCCTAACTGACCGAAAATAGTATTTGCATCTTTACCATTATACTGACCATCATAGTTAGCTTTTAGGTAAGGGAACATATTTTTCTTTTCTGCCATAGATGGATTTTCTGCGATTGCAGCTTGCATAATAGCAAGTAGTTCATCATTGGTTAGTTGTTTTGGTAGTAGATTTTCTAGAATGATTTTTTCAGCTTCTAGAGATTCGGATGCACTGTACTTTAGAGACTCTGTAACGCTCTCTAATAGCTTCTTAACGGATTGGATTACTACGGTATCTTCGACGTCTTGTGCGGTGGTCTTGCGTTGAATTTCGGCAATGATTACACCAAATAGGCTGTATTTTACCTTGTCATTACCTAATGCTTTCTGGCGTTCCGTTTGAATGGTCTGATAAAGACTCATATTATTCTCCTTTTAGAAAAGCTTCAAACTTATCACATCCTCCAATGTATTGTTCATCGACAAAGATTTGCGGTACTTGTCGCACAGGCTGTCCAACGATTTCAGCTAGATCAGCACCAGTGATTCCTTGTGCGTCAATATCAATAAATTCCAAATCGAATCCATTCATTTCACAGATGAGTTTAGCACGGTCACAAAATTTACATCCTTGTGCACGACCATACATTTTTACATTCATAATATAATCCTTTTATTATGTTATTTTATTTCCATATACTGCGTAACAGCTTTAATGATACTATTACACATACGTTCAGTTAAGTACAATTCACAATCTTCTACGTCAATATACATAAACTTATCCAGTTCAGGCTTTTCTTGACCGTAACGATTGGTATAAGTACTTAAACATTCTAAATCTTCAATCTCAGGCTTTTCAGGTGCAGTATAGAAGAAAAGAACCAGGCGTTTTCCTTTCCTATAAGAGACTTCGCCAATTAAATGCAAATCTTCTTCAGAAATGGAAAAGCCCGTTTCTTCATAACACTCTCTAACTGCTGCCTCTGCATACGTCTCTCCTTCTTCAGTTTTACCTTTAGGGAGATCCCAATGAGATTGACCAGTTGTATGTCCTATAAGTATCTGACCGTCGCGGTAAAAAATTATTCCACATGTATGACGCATATGAATTTCCTACTAAATTATCAGATACCTATAATATACCACATTTTTTCTAACCGTTTCAGATTTATGCAAACATCTTTTTGATTTCAGTTAGTTGAATGCCCTTAACATACGTGCGAATATTAGCAGCTTCAAGTTTACCAGTTTTAACCATCTCCTGAATATCACCAACTGGTGCATCAGTGAATCGATCAAATACTTTTACCATAAGGTCTTCGAGTTCATTATCCATTTCACGACGAATAATAAAGTACTGAGTTACCTTATAAAGAAAATCTTCACCACCATTGTTTTTGATGTTCATTAGACTGAAGATTTCTACCATTTCTTCAGGCTTCTTCTTCCTGAACTTAATTAAATTCTCAGAATGAAGCTTGACAAAGTTACTGAACTTAACCATACGTGCAGGTAGTTTAATTGCACCTACAATATAATCTTTGTCTGCCTGCATATTCGAAAGAATTACCGACCAGATATACTCGTCACGATATTCCTGAGTACTTGTCTCAGCAATTACATCAATTAGATCTAGCTCTTTCTGTGTTGCAGAGAAACCAGGTAGTAGTACAGTTAATGCACCAATACTTTTCAAGTACTTCAAAAAGATACTTGGTTTAGCTTCAGAAAATGCCTTTTCAAATTCGACATAAACACGTTCTTTAGTAAGATGGTTAATTTCACCGGAAGAAACCATAGTACGTACCATATCATCGGTATCTTTGTGTACTTTGAAATCTGGATAACGAGCCGCGAAACGTGCCAGACGCAATACACGAAGTGGATCTTCTTTGAATGCTTCGGAGACATGCTTAAGTACTTTATTCTTTAAGTCATCTTTGCCGTTATATGGGTCAACGTGAGTCTTTGTCACAATATCCCATGCAATGGCATTGATAGTTAGGTCGCGACGATACAAATCCTGCTCTAATGTAACACCCTGAGTTTCAACGGTGAAACCATCATATCCAGTACCTGTTTTACGTTCGATGCGAGCAAGTGCATACTCATCACCATCAGGTGAAAGAAACACTGGAAAATCTGCACCTACTTGTTTGTAACCGATACTTTCAAGATAAGTAATATCTTTTGGTTTAGCACCAACGAGTACATAGTCTTTATCTTTAGGCTGTAGACCTAGTAGTTTGTCACGTACAAAACCACCTACAATATATTTTTTCATTTCATTTCCTGTTATTCAAAAAAGCCGCCGCCGCGACGATATTTTTCGTATGTTGGTACTTTTCGGCAGTCACCGACAAACCGAGATGGAGGGGGTTCTGGTGGCGTAGGTGGTGGCGGTACTGGTTCAAGATTAAGTACTTCGTCATTGAGTATTTCACCCCAAAAACCCGTTAATGTTTCACGCTTTGGTGGATTACTCTTTCCAAGATCTCCTTTAGGAGATTTACCACCAAGTACATGTGCAGTCCCTGATAAGTGGTCATATACAATCGTTCGTGTATAATCATCACCACCATAATATTCATCAAACATATCAATGTCCATTGCCATTGTTTAAGCACTCCGTAACAATGATGTTTCCCCAAAAACTTGTTGCCAAAGCTGATAGCTTTTCACGCTGAATTCTTTCGTTCTTTAACTGATCGAGAGTTTTCCTTTTTCTTTCGGCGTCGGTATTGTTATCAATCCAAATAGAGGAACTATTATAATAATCATTATTGTGGTTTTTGAATCGTGTCATGTCATATCCATGAACACGTAGTTCATCCTTTATAACCTCATAAACATGATTATGAGATTCCATATGATGAGTTTCGATGAATTTCTTCATAGACATTGCATTAGGCATAGCAACATTTAAGTCACCATGCTCAATAAGATACATATCCCCAGGACTTCCATAGAAACTAACTTTTAAATCATAAATTCTGAAAGTTGAACTCATAAATTAATTCCAATTAAAATAAAAAAAGGACAGAGCATTTCTGCCTGTCCTTATAATGTATCAGTTTTTTACAGTACTGTCAAGCACTTTTTAAATACTACTTAACAATAAATCAACTCGGTTGCCACCTACTTGATTGTACCAGAGAGAATTTTTAATCTCTCTCTTGAAACGATGCGAGTTGCTATTTTCTACACTTTTCCAGAGTTTATTAAACTTGGATAGTTTATCGCAGCCCATTGTATACGCCATTTCAAACAGAACACGTTGCTGATCTAATGTCAGGTCAACGGCCTTTTTACGCTGTAAAAGTAGTACGAAGTCGTTCTTTGTACGTTGCATATCTTGCAGAAGCATACTATGTGCTAATGCTTTACTGATGCCATTACGGTACTTTGCTGCGTCTTTCTCGCCCTTCCCTAAGTAATGACCATAACCGATTGTAAAATGACCGGTACTGTCACGATATGGGTAGAACTTTCCATTTTTGAAAGATGGACCAACTTTACCGCCAAGCAACTTCCGTTTAATTACTGCTTGGGATTCGCTTGTACCCTCTGCTTTTTTGAGATGGTCAATCATGGTCTTATCCGTAATATCAATCACTTGACTGAGATCCGGTAAAACAACTGACTTCAAATCATCATCACTAGGGATGTCAAACATTGTACCTGGATGCATCACTACATCTTTATTAACCACTTGTAAAACTTTGACGTATTCTTTTACCTCAACGTTTACTGGTTTAATTTTAGTTGCCACAGTCCATAGACTATCACCACTAAGTACTTTGTATTGCTTTCTGCTTTCAGTTAGTTCAGCATCACTCTGAACGACTGGCGGTTGCGTTTGAATTTTTACTACTGGTTCTGTTTGTACCACTGCCTCTACTGAGACTAATGATGTAGTACGATCATGTGAGATAAAACCTAATCCAAATGCAGCGGCAAGCAACGTAAAACCTACTAAGACATGTTTCAACTTAGCACGAGTTTTGAGTTCTTGTATCGCTTTATACAAAATTTCTCCTTATTACACATTTTGGTGCTTCTTCTGCGTAACTCGGACGTATTGTAATAATGCGGCCTTATTTGCACAAAGTCGCTCTTGGACTTTCTACGATAGTACTAGAAAAGTACTATTTCGAAATTTTATGTTCTCTACTGAAAATCAACTTCTCTATATCAAACATATTAAGTTGTTCTTCAGTAGCTGTCAACGAAATTGAACCCAAATCGTTGAGGTCGCATTCGTTTATACCAACGCTCATAAATTCATCAATACTTTGAAGCATATGAGGTGGTACGATTTGTGACATTATAGGCTGGTATTTATCATAAGTCAATGAAAATTCTAGTAACTTAGGTTCAACCACCTTGAAGCCGTCACGCACTGCTTGATGTAAAATTGATTTAAACCACTTGATATTTTCTTCAGAATCAGGTTGGTAAATGATTTCTTCTGCTATATTCCTGTGTACTGGTATAGTAGTATACGGTGTTAATCGTAGTTCTTGAATTACAAAACGATTAATATCAAAGTAGACATTCACATTTCGTGATAGTCTTTGTTTATCAATCAAATAATTATATGCTTCACCATAATTATTGAATGTAATTCCCAAGTTGGAATGTACTATGTCGCCTATAGGAGAAATGTTTTGTACGTAACCATGAGCTGGATCAAGTATTTTAAAGTAATGTTCAATCATGATAAGTTCGTCCAATAGTTATGTGAAATTCTGGATATATTGGAAGACCCAATTCACGACGAAGTTCTACTAATTCTTCACATTCAAAGTTAATTATGAAGAAATGGCCTGGATTTTTACGGTCTTTTATCTGAAGAACGTTAGGGTAAAATCTGATTTTTACTTTCTTTCTGTGATACTTTTTCCACAAATGAATATGTTCATCATCAGGTTTTTCACCACGCACAATACTTACGTGTGCACCCCAGGCAGGCATATCTAAATGAATATGTTTTTCAGTTCTAACAAAGTACTGATAGTATCTTACTAAGTCATTAGGCAATTGTAAGACACACCAATACTCTGTTCTTTTTTTCATATCTTTCCGGTCAGGATCATATTCAAGATACCCGTCCAGTTCGATGTATTCGGTAGTCACAACTCACCTATAAAATTAAAGACCAAAAATCTTTGCAACAGATGCAACAAATGCACCGACAATAACAGTACTAACTGTAGTTAGAATAGGGTTAACAGCAAATGAAATTTTATACATCATTACTGCACCGATTATGTTGTTTCTAATTGATTTCATTTTATTCTTCCCAATAACTAATAGCTTCTTTTACTGCTTCTTCTGGTGAAACAGAAGTCCAATCCAACAACTCATCATCAATCCACGGTGATAATTCACCTTGGACTGTACTAAACCAATGTTCAGAAGGTGAATCAATAGATTTTAAAAATACAATAAAATGATATGCAAAATGCATTTTCCATTCTTCAAACGTAGACATATTATTAATTCCTTTTAAATAAAAAAGCCCCACCGAAGTGAGGCTTTGTGCCTATTAACCTAGCACTTGATAGCGTGGACTATCGATAGTGCGTAGCATAACTTGTACTGGATCAACATCCTCACCGCTTAGAACTGCTTCTAATACGCTTGGGCTGAATCCACTTACTAGTGCAACACCATTGGTATCGAACTTAACTGGATTGTTACCAGGACGAGCATTTAGGTTCCAGAATACAACTACTGGTAGTTCATATCCTGCACGTGCAAAGTCAGCTTTCGCAGACTCATACGCAGTTGCATTCCATCCACCAGAGTTATAGTGATTGAATTCCATGTCAGATAGAACAATTAAGTTCTCTGGCATTTGGTCTGCTGGTACTTGTTGCTGTACAGCAACTTCTAATACCTTTTTGAAAGCCAAACCAATATCTGTGCTGCCTGACCAGTACTGACCACCTTGATAGCGTTCCAAGTCAAACTTTTTCTCTGCAATGTTTGAACCCTTAAGTTCAAAGATTTGTGGACGAGTGCTGAAGTTCAAGAATAGATCTTTAAAAGCACCTTCTTGTTTATCTGCAATGTACAAACCTAGAGAAATTGCAACATCCATACAGGTCATGCGTGTAGCACCTGCGGTTGTACCCATAGAACCAGAGGTATCTACCATAGGAATAGCTTTCGCATCACCCATGAAGTTACGTAGTGCTTCCCATTGTGCTACAGCTAGTGTAGTACTTGATGGGTTACGACGATCTAACTTGGTAGTTACGTCATATGGATATAGTGCACCTGCGTTTACCTTAGCTTCACCTTTTTCAAGAGATGCTAGATATTCACGATAACGACCTTCGTCACGTTTCATGAATGCTGGTAGATAACGAGAACTAGCAACTGATGGTAGCTTGTTGTAATCAATATCAGACCATTCGTTAGCACACATCTTTTGTTCAACAGTGTTGCTCAAAGAAGATAGTAGCTTACGGTATTCACGTTCATTGATGTTCATCACACCCATGATTTCACGTGCGATTTTGTTGTTTGCTGCACGGTTTTTGTTTGCCGTGGTATTCATGTTCACAACACCTTGTGCGTTCTTTTTGAACTTATAGACGCGTGGCATCCATTTTGCACAAAGACCATTACCAGAAGTTAGTGCTTCTGCAATTGCTGTGTATGCAACAGTTTTCGCTGCTGCGGTTTTGAAGATTAGTAGATCATCCCAACGACCGAATTCTGCAAGTACAGGAATAATACGTAGAACATCTTGTGGATGTTTAACTTCCAAGTACTTTAGTAGTTCACGTGGGGTATTACGCTCACCTGCACCACCGCGAATATCACGTGCCCAAAGAATCATTTGCAATGCTAAGGTTGAGTTAGCTGCATATGCTGCATCGAAACTTGCTTTATAAGCATTAAGATCTTTATTACGTAGAGAACCAATAATAAAGAACAAATCCACTAGTGGATTTAGTGTACTTTTAAGTGAGTTTCCGCCGTTTGCGGTTTTCGCACGGTTTTGGGTTTCAGGTGTGTTGGTGTTGTTTACTGCGTTTTTAAATGCTGACATTATATCTTCCTTTCAGAAATGGATTAATTTTATGTTGACACACTTCTTTTTAAATCTTATTGATTGTGCGTACAAGCTCATTCAATACGATTATTATACCACATTTTATTTTTCTGTTTCATTTTTCTCAATTAAAAACAGCACCTTTCGGTGCTGCTACATCAGTATGTTTTACAATGAGGCTTGAATGCAGTCATTACATTTGAATCGTCAAAGCTAAACGGATTGAATGAGTTTGAGTTAGCAATATCTTTATTCATATGCTCTACTACTTTCTCACAAACTTCAGAACTTGGCATAGGAACTACATGAATTTCACTATAACCACCATAGCTTAACGATACGTAAAATAGAAATGTTGCTAAACCCATAATATTAATCCTCTGACTTTAGTAGATACTGGTTGTTGATAACTTTAAAGTGAATAGTTTGTCCATTAACTTTAACAGTACTTTTATATACATCACCTTCTGCGATTGGATGAGTAATACTTGCATGTTCAGCAGAAGCTAGTGCTTCTTTAATAGAACCATAAACTTCAAAGAACTTGATAATATCACCCTGTGGAACAATCTGGACACCAAGTAGTGCAGTAATTTCCAAGAAATCAGCATCATCTAGGAAGTTCTGATTATCTACATCCCAAATACGGAAACAATAGAACTGATGTTCAGTTAATTGTTCACGGTTGCCCTGAATACCCGGACCCATACATTCACCCTGCAATGCAAGCTGGCGATCATGTTTCTCACAGTACTCTTTTAGACGTGCTGGAATATCATCTTTAATAGCTGCTTTCCAGAATGCAGTACTTTCATCAAATTTCAATGCAAGATTACGAGAACAAACTACTACCTGAGAATCCTGCCACTGGAAAGGATAAGGTTTAGTTTCAATTACTTTAAGTTCCTGTAGTTCTTCATCCCATTCAACTACTTCATCATCCACTTTCTCAACAAAGAAATCTGGATTGTTAAAGTACGCAATTGTCTGACTAGAGCCATCAAGCTTTAGTGACTTACGGAATGGAACATCAGTCATAGTCTGGCTGAATTTACCAAATACGTTCTGAATACGATCTTCATCAGTTTTCGGTACTACAATTGGGAAGTTACCAGCAACTTTAGCTTTACCAGCTCCAGTTCCACCATTACGTTCGTCTGGACGTTCGTACTTGGTAACGTTTAAGTACTGCTCAATACCGTGACGATTTTCTTCAAGATCACGAAGAATATCTTTTGCATTACCCATAATAGTTTCAGCACTTGGCTGGCAGCAATACATTACATTATTATTAATACGATAGAAGAAATCTGCAAATGCAATTACTGGTAGTGCAAGACCCTGAGAAAGTTGTTTACGTAATTTGATTGATTTCAGACGAATACGGTCAACACCATGTTCATCAGTTTTTACGCCGCTTTTTGCAAGGAAAGAGAAGCGTGGATCTTGTGCCGGAAGATATGAATCAATCTCGAAGAACACACAGTAATCACCAACTTTAAATTCATCTTTCTTTACAACTACCTGCCAACCATCAATGATTGCAAGTACAATTAGATCTGCACCTTCAATTGGCTGAATATCATTAATTTTACGAACAGTTACCAGTTTACGACCTTCAATTACTAGCTGACTCATTTTATTCTCTTTTTAAATTTAGTTTTGTGGAACTCGACGGTTCCACTTCTGCATGACTTCTTCCATTGATTCACCGACCAATGAAGCACCACATCCAAACTCACTTTCCAGACAATTAAATGTCCAGTACATTCCACGTTCAGTAATATCTTTTTCCAAAACAAGTTGTGTTGGAGAATGATGTGAATGTTTAATATCTAAATCTTCCCC